GACAGGTAGTAGTTGTCTTTGTAGGTTTAATATCTTCAATTTGATACTCTCCTTTAAGAAGTTCTAAAGCTGCAACTTTTAAAGCATATTCTTTATTATTGTAATTTTCATAAGCAGTAGTATAAATAGTATTAAGATCTCCTTCAGATGTTCTGTCTAAAAAATATCCTCCATTTTTATCCCAAAGATAATAGGCTTCATTTTCTCCAAATATTGTTACTAGAGTTTCAAAGTCTTCTTTAACTTGTGGATTACTTAAATTTGGACAAATTTTCATATTTTAAAAATTATAGGGGGATTGATATTATCTCACCCCCATTATGTTATTTACCTTTACAATGATTTTTAATCTGTTCTGCAACTTTCTTAAATTGATCTAAACTGAATACTTCTTGTAAAGATTCATTAAGACTATCAATCTTTTGTACTTCAATTGTAGAATTATCTGAATGTTTAGATAATTCTATTTCAGCAGCAGTATCATGAGCTTTAAGAAGTGCATCTGTAGAAACTTTACTTTGAGTCTTAGAAGAAAGATTATTAGAAGCAAATATAGACTCACCAGAACTAAATTCAAATATCTGACCTGTTCCTAAAGCACCAACTCTAGTATAAGTGTATTCAGTTTGAGTTTGTCCTGTATGTTTATACAATTCTATTTTACCATTATTATTAAACTTTAAGAATCTATATGGATTATCATAATCTTCACCAATTTCATAAATTGTCATATCAGAGAACTTTTCTACTTCTAATCCTGTATGATCTTTATTTCCTATAAATTTAACACCACTTGTTTCTTTAGTAAATTCAGGAACAAGTCTATTATCTCTATAGTTATTTAAGAAGAAATCATCAGCTAGAGATTCATTTACTAATAAATCTGAAGTAAAGATTTGTTCTCTAAACAATTCATTAAAGCCAGGAATATTATTGATCATAGAGATTGGAATAACATGATTAAAACTATTGTTATTTAATCCCCAACCATTAAGAACAAAGTTGTATTTCAATAAATCTTCAGCTAACTTAGTGTATTTAGGAGTTCTCCATAAATATTCATAGGCTCTGATTGATTCATCTTTTGCAACTTCATTGTCAAATCTAGATCCACTGTATTTAATAATCTGTAATCTTTCTCTACCATTAAGAGTTCTTTGAGGTAATGTTTGAACTGACAATCTCTTAGTAAATTCATTAACATTCTTAAGATAAGGATCATTTTCAACTATCTTAGAGAATCTCTTAGGATATTCATAGATCCATGCTTTAGTCTGTTTTTCATTGAATTTAAAGAAGTCTAATTGTTTAGTAAAATAGTTCATTACCATCTCATTAATGGCATCAATATCTGATCCATTAAGATCCTCTTTAATTCCATTAGCTACAGTATTCTTAATAAAGTTAAAGTTACCTTTATTAAATGGGGATAGTCTATCAGTATATCTCATATACTCAACTACACCATTTGTATTAGCTGCAACAAATGATTTCTTAGTGATAGGACTATCCATAAATTCTTCATACTTCTCACCTCTTGGCATCCATATTAAGACATCATCAAGTCCTTCAACACTTTGTTTAGCCTTCAACTTTAAAAATTTCATTCTTTGAGATTCCATATCTCCATATGTAGGAGCAGAACCATAAGTTTCAGATCTCATTGCTGAGTTAATTTGTCTTAAGGTAGTAGAAGGAGTAATAAGATTCTTAAATGCTTTCAATACTAAGATTTGTTTAGCATTTTCTATTTGGGGATTAGTTCCTTTATAATAGTCATTAATTGCTGTAATTAAATCTCCTTGATTGAAATAGAATTTAATTCTACCTTTATTTACATCTTCTAAAAGTTTCTTATCAAGAGAATTCTCATATTCTGTAATAAGATTATTTAAGATAGAATCAAAGTTAAATAAATCTCCAGATGCTAATACTCTATCAGATAATTGTTTTAATGAAGGCTGAGACATAAAATACATTACTGTTTCAGGATTATGTCCAAGTCTTAATAATAAAGTATAAGTACTAGCAGTAAATAGATTTAGATTAACTTTAGAAGCTGTCAAAGTCTTAGCATTATCTACTACTGTTGCTAAGAATGATCCTAATACATTAGTTACATTCTGTGTGCCATCAAGAGTCTTAACAGGACTAATTCTTTGAGCTCCTTTACCATCTAAGTAGATAGGAGAACTCTTAAAGTTGACATCATAGAATTGCAACATTGAATGGTTAGCACTATTAGAAGCAAATACACCAGTTAATGCTTTTCCTGCCATATACTCATAGAAAGTATTAGTTAGATAGATAGGATCCATCATACCATGTCCTTCATCTTTATTGGACTTTTCAACAGTTGCTAATGTATCAATAACTCTAGAGAACATCTCTGTGTTAGCCCCACTTACCATAGTCTTAAAGGCATCATTAGATGTTAAGATGGAGTAAGCAATATCAATTAAAGCATTATTGCTTGCTTCTACAGATTGATCTTTAGGAGCTTTATTATAATCATATTTAATCTTTTCTAATTTAGAATCTTGTTTAATCAATTGAGGATATTCTTTTAAGAGTTTAGAAACTTCAGACATTGCTTTAGTCTCTTCTTCACTTAATTTATTTCCTTCATCATAAGACTCTAAAAGATTTCTTAAATACTCTAATTCTGATTTATAATCACCAGTAGTAAATCTATCATTAAGATAACCATTATTAACTAAGAAAGATCTGATTTTTCCTAAGTCATAAGAACCAGGAGTATATTTAGTTGCATAAGTCATAAAATACATTTTGTCTATGTCCAGGTCAGAACCTGTAATAGTTAATATGTCTGCAGGCAACTTAATAATACCTCCTTCTGCAGGTGAGCTAAATCCTGCAATTCTTAATGGTACACCTGAATATTTGTCTTCAGTAGGAATTCTATAACATATCATCTTAAGAAGTTCCTTATCTTCTATTTTAGATGTATTAATCATTCCATCTGCATTAGCATATTTAGCTAGATGTTTACCATACATATATGGAACAATAGCATCAACATACTCAATATGGCCATCTTTCATATGAACTTTAAGTCTGTCATCAAATCCATAAGAAGATACTTGATATAAAGCTCCACCATTAATTTTACTTCTAACAATATTATTCCTAAAGATAGATGAAATCATTTGGAATATTCTGTTAGATTGTATTGGGAAGTATAAAGGTAATTTAAATACTTTCTGTCCTTTCCAATTCATTAATTGTACAGCTTCTACAGTATTCTCAGCAAACTTTCTTTGCATTACTGAGTTCTGTAATTCTTGTGCTAAACCTTCAATAGAACCAATCTTATCTTGAACCTTCTTAAAGTTCTTGTCATAGTTCCATGCTAAGATTTTATCAAATAGATCTGCAATCTCAAGTCCATTGTATTCTACACCATTAAGATTAAACTTAGCATCTTGTCCTAAGTTTGCTATAATATGTTTTCTAAATTGAGAACCAAGTAATTGTAATGCATCTTTAAAGTGTTCTGGAGTGTCCATTTGATACATGTAGTCATCATTACTTAATTCATATTTGACTACATTTTTCAGTTCATTAGAATCTCCATTAAACTTAAGAATAGCATCAGGCAATACTTGTTCTCCTTTAGCTCTTTGTTTTTCTTTAATCTCTTCTGAAGTGTTTAATTCTATTCCTTCTTTAACAGCAGATTCAAAGTAAACAGCATCAATACTATTTGCCCCCATGCCTTCTGCTAATGCAGTTAATAGTTTATTACCTTTTAACATCTGAGGAATAAGAACTGCTTCAGAGTTTTTATTTTGTAATGGTTGATATATTGAAGTTCTTCCTCCATTATAATCTACATTAGCATCTATAGTATGAGGTGCATACATATAAGGCTTAATAGGCTGTAATGAGAATGTTAAAATATCTTCCATATTATAAGTACCATTCTTAATTCTCTGATAAGAAGCTTCTTTAGAATCATCCCATTTAGAGTTCATTCTAGCAATATTTCTGTATCTATCTAGAGTTATGAATGTCTGACCATCAGTACTATTATTAAGACCACTCTTAATAGTTTTACCATTAGGCAGTTTAACTATTCTTTTACCTTCAGAATCTGTTGCATTACTATAACCAAATTTAGCTGCAATAGTCATAGCTTCTGCAACACTTACACCATTAGCTCTAAGATTAGTATAATATTGTTCTCCTACAAGAGAAGGAATCTCATTATCTTTTAATCTTATTGCAGTGAACTTCTCTGGAATTCCTAATGATTCCCAATCACCATAGTGGCCAGGAGACATAATCTGTTTATTTCTCTTAAAGAAGTCAATATCACTCTTATAGAAAGCTAAATCTACAGATGTTAATGTAAGAATACTCATCTGAGCCATAAGATCATTATAGTAGAACTGTTTTAACACATCTCCAACAATTCTCTTATCATACTTAGTAGGATCTAAGTTAGGATCTTTCTTAAATGCTTCAAATCCTTCTTCAACAGCTTGTTCAATATAATTTCTTAAGTCTTCTTCAGAGCTCTTAAGATCATTAATATTATACTTGTTTAAGAATGGGAACATTAAGAATTTGTCTCCTCTTCTGTCAAAGTTAATAATCTCATGAATCTTACCTTCTTTTATAAGAGCTTGTCTTTTCTTAACAACTTCAATTCTATTGATTTCACTCTTAGCTAATGCTACAAGACCATCCATACAATCTTCAATTGCATATTTTCTAAATCTTATAACAGGCATAGAAGAACCATCAGAAGGAATAGGAGTCATATAGTAACTATACATTTGAGCTCCATTATTATACCATAAGTTAATCTTAGAACCAAGAAAATCAGGTTTACTTAATTCTGTATATTTAACTTTATCTTTATGTAAGAATGTTGAAACTCTAGTTTCTATAGTACTAAAAGGATTTTTAGCAGCTCTATATAACTCTTTTAACCAAGGATGAGTAAACTCACCTTTATTATTAGTATAGAAGAAGCTTTTTCTAAATGTTTCAAATTGACTTAAATCATTATGATTTGTAAGTCTCTTAAACAATTTACCAATAAATGATGGAGTAACATTGGTTGAATAAGTCTTACCATCTTCTCTTAAGGAAGATTCATATAAATCTGATCTTACACTTGCAGCTCTTCTTCCTAATTCAGTAATTGCTCTCTTAACAGGAAGTAATTCTAATTCTGCATATAAGTTTTGTCTATCTTTAAAATCCTCTTTACTAAGAATCTGTTTAGATGCATTAAATACTTTAAATAAGTTAATCATTACCTCATCAAGAGGTCTTAGAGTAGTTTTATTAAACTCTTGTTTTACAAAACTTGAAGAGAATATTTTATATAATTCATCAGGTGTAAAATCAAAACCTAATACATGAGAAGCTTCAGCAAGTTCTTTAGTGTATCTCTTAAGATCAGCATTTATAAATGGACCACTCTTCCAATTATTAATCCAAGTCTTAAGTGTTCCTAATCTGAATTGATTAGAAGAGAATTTAGTTTTAAGTTCTATTATTTTCTTAAGACTATTCTCAATATCAGATAATAATTCTGCTTTGGTCTTATCTGCCATTGCTAGATTAGAAGACCATGTTTTAGTTACTTCATCTCCTTTATTAAGAGCATTACCAGGGAATACTCTCATAGTACCATCATCTTGAGATTGTACTAACATATATTCCACAGCATCACTTCTAAATGAATTATAGAAATCAGTCTTAATCTTGGGATCTGAATTTATTTTATCTATAATAGGAGCCACCCATGGGAAATTAGTTCTCATAGCTTCTAATGAAGTTAAGAGATCTGAAGGTCTAGACATATTAGAAAGTCTTCCTAATAATGTTGCAAACACTTCTGTTGAACTCATATATGGCTGGTATCCTAAATCATCAGGAGCTACTAAAGTTCCATCAGGTCTTACTTTAGGAATTCTCCTAATTATATTTCTAGTACTTTGTCTTAACTTAGTTATTGCTGCCACAGTTGATTGATCTATTTGCCATCCTTCTTGTTTTACAGTGTCTTCATCATTCATAAAATCATCAACTTGATCTTGTACATTCATATCAGCATCAACAATTTGTTTAGCTTTAAATGTAACTCCTTCAAGTGTAGATATTTCTTTAAGAACATCAAGAGTTAATTGTCCAAATATAGGATTACCTTCAGCATCAAATGTAAGCAATTCATCTAACATAAGATCTACTGCATCTCTACTTTCAGGAGTAGTGTATACAGGATCTGAACCATGAACAGCATCATAGAATTGATCATGAATAGCTAAGATATAATCTTCAATACTATTCTGTTTAATAACTTCTGTTCTACTAAGATTAGGATAATCTGTAACTAAGTTATCAATAAGATCTTCAAAAGCATCAACTAACATATTTACTCTTCTCTTATAAACAGATGGAGTAATATTTGAAAGCCAAGTTCTTTCTACTAATTTATTACCTTTTACTTTATAATGTGCATATCTACCTCTATTAATATCATAAAATACTTGCTCAATACTAGGATTAAGATGTAATTTATTTTTTATAATATGGTAGATATTCTTAAAAAAATCACTAATCTTATCTAGGATAGATTTAGTCTTAGCATTATCATTTACATATTCTCTAAATTGATCTGCCAAGTGTTCTTCAACTGCAACATCTGATTTGCCTTCTAAATTAAATTTCTTTCTAGCTTTATTTAAAAGAGCATTAGCTTCAGATTCAGTTAAGAACATATTAAATACAGCATGGAAAGCCTCATGATATGCAGTGCCTTCTGCAGCTTCATCTGATATTTCAATAATACCATCTTTAAATCTTCCCCATGCAGTTAAGCTTCCTACATTAATAAGACCTTTATGAATCTTAACAAGATCATTTTCAGACAGTTGAGGTAAGTTTTCTTTTAACCAATTAAGTTCTTTTTCTAAGTCAATCTTTTGAAGACTTTCATCAGAAGATAATCTATATCTATCCATATCCTTACCCCATTCATCTCTTCTAGAAAGATCAGGTTTAACTATGTTCTTTCCTTTAAGATGTTGAGCTAATTTAGAATTAGGATTTAATAGTTTACCTCTTCTCTTAGGTTCTTGAGGAATATCTTCTACTTTCTTAGGAGCAGAATTATCTTCAAAAGATTTCTCAACTGGATCTGTTATAGGTTCAGCTATTTTAGGTTCTGTAACTTTTACTTTCTTAGTAGGTTCAACTTTAGTTTCAATAGGAGCAGTTGCTTCTAAAGTAACTAAATTACTACTATAACTATATGTAGGTGAATGGAAAGGTTCTCCTGGAATAATATTCATCTGTAATACATCAGAATCTAAGATTGCATTCATCATATTATCTCCAGAGTTTAAGAAGTTTGCAGGGATATTAATAAGAGAATCTTGGATTGCTTGAAGAGCTTGTTCTCTAGTCATAGCCTCAACATCTTCATAATGATTGCCAACCCATTCTTGTTTCATGTAAGGCAATTCAGCATTGTTATTCTTAACAAGCCTAATAACAACATATCTATTTAAAGAGTTAGATGCCATACTAGATTTAGTTGCATTATCATCTTGTATTGCATTAAAAGCATCTTTGATATGTTTATCATAATATCTGTATAATTTAGAGTCTTTATTAATCTCTGAGAATTTTCTAGTGTAGACTCTTAAAGGATAATAAACTCCATTAGCACTTTGAACTAAAGCAAATATATGTCCAGTTCTTACTTCATCCATAGGAGGTGTGTGCCATCCTGGAATTTGAGAATTAGGAACTACAAATGAATAATTACTAGTTTCAGAGCCTACAACAGCTCCTAAAGTAATTTCACTAGCATTATCTACTTGTAATGCATCTTTAATAGGATAATAGTTTTCTGCATCATGTGTAATTAAACCATATGATTTAGCAGTAATAGTTGAAGACACATTACAAGGAATAACTCTCTTACCATTAATAAGAACAGTTTCTCCTGTATGTTTAAGTGCTTGCTGATATAATAGAGCTCTCTGTTTCTTAAGTTCAGCCATTTGAATATCATTAGCCCCAAACTTATTAGCAGTAAACTCTTTTCTTATCCATGAGATTCCATTATTGTTTTCATCATAAACAAGAATATCAGCATCTTCAGCTTTAGATTGATTCTTTAAGAAGTCTTCAGGAATACCAAAGAATACAGTAGAACCTACATTAGCTACTTCTGGTTTAATAGTCTCATCAAAGTTAATGTAACTATTATATATCTTAGAAGTTGCATCTTGTTCTAAATTTCTTAATCTAGGTCTTCCATTAGCTCCTGTATAAGATTCTGTTCTATATTTAAATGAAAAGATTCTTAAAGGATCTCTCTTAATGACTTCAGGTTCTTCAGGATCTTTTTGTTGATCATCATTAGGATTCTCTCTAGGAATAGTATTATCTATAGGAGTTCCTTTTTTTACATCAGCATATTGTTTAGCTTCTTGTAATTTTTGTATATGATCTAATACTTGATCAAATATTGCTAAGTCTTCAGCTCCTAATAGATTATCTCCAACAGGTCTATTTTCTGATAATGCTTCATAAAGTAATTGACCTGCCATAAAATCTCCACCTAAATCAATGAATTTAGATGCAGCAGCTAATGCTTGAGATTGTGTGGGAGCTTCAAAATTGAAATCTCTTAATTGATCTTCTTCATTAGCCATTACTGTGTCATAAATATTCTTAGCTAAAGTACTTTTAGTACTAGCTTTAGCTGCCTGTGCTTTACTATTTAAATAATCACTAAAACTAGGAGCATTAAGAATTGACTCAGCTCCAGTATTGACCATTTCTTTTACAGACTTTTCTCCTTCAATATCTTCACCTTCAGTAGATTCTAATAAATCTCTAGAGAAGGCATCAGTGAAAGCTTGTTCAAAGTCATCATACTCTTCAGCTAAAGCATCAGGATCAGTTTCTAATTCAGGATCTCCTTCCTCTTTCTTAGGAGTAGGTTTAGTCTCCTCTACTTTTTCTTCTTTCTTTTTATTAAGACCAAAAGCATCAGCTCCTACTATATCAGTACTGCCTGAAGGAACACTTTCTTTTTCTTTTTTATCTTCACTAGTCTCAGATTTTGGCTCTGATACTGGAGTTTCAGTTTTAGTTTCTGTAGCTTTAGGAGAAGATTTAGTTTCTTCTTTTTTAGCTGCAGTTTTGTATTTATTTAAACTTTTTATAATCTCAATAGAAATGCCTCTTTCTGCAAAGTTTCTTTCTAAGTTATAGGCTATTTCTTCAATCTTAGGATTTTTTGCTAAGACATCTTCAATATTAATATTCTTACCAGATAGATTACCTAAAGCTTTTTGACCTTCAATATGATTCTTATAGATCTTCTTATAGATATTAGAATCTATCTCATTTATTCTCTTAAGAGAACTGAAGTCTTTTAATACTTGTTTAGATGCTTGTACTCTTAAAGCAGCAATAACATCATTCAATTCAGCTTTAGATTCTTGATCAGCTAATGTAGTTTGAACTGCACTAGATAATTCTCCAATCAGAACTTTATTAAGATCTTCTTGTTTATAACCATCTTGTTCAGTTAAAGCATACATTAATGCTAATTTCTTATTATTCTTAAACTGGTCAAATTTACTTAGACTAGTTAATGTTTCTTGAATACTAGATAATCTGTCTACATAAGCTTGTACAGTCTGTTTTTGATCTTCAGGAACTGTATTTAATTTATCTTTATAAGTTGAGATAAGAGTGTCTAATGTATCTGCTTTATAATGTTTTGCTACTTGATCTTCAAATTCAATATCTGTAATTTGATCAAAAGCATTCTTATCATTCTTAAGAGCAGCTATTTCTTTAGCAGCATTATAACTGTTAAGTCTATTAAGAGCTTTATCATACACTCTATTAATAATAGGACCAGCAGCACTAAATAAACCACCACCTGCAGCTCCTAATAAGATAGAAGTCTTAAACTCAATATCATCAGTATATTTATCCCATCTTTCTGAGAATGTTTCTCCTAAAAGTTTCTTAACTTCAGGATCTTGAATAGCATTATATTCAGCTTCCTTTTGAATAACATATTGGATACCTTCTTCAGTACCTTCTGACAAAGCATTCCATCCATATTTAGATGCTACATTAGCTAATCTTTTAGCTCTAGTTGCTGCATCCTTAAATGAAGTGAAACCATGTAAAATACTATCAAACTGAAATGCATCTATTAAGAATAAAGGCATATTAGCTTGCATAGTCATAGAAGCAGCTTTGCCTGCATCTATTCTTAATTTAGCTTCATCATTTACATATTCATCATCTAATTTATGTTGTTCTATGAAAGAATCAAAAGCTTCTTTGGCTTCCATTCCAGATTCCATAATTCTACTTCCAAATGCACCACCAACAGATGCCATTTTAGCAGCAGTCTTAGCAGTTGTACCTAGAAGTTTTCCAACACCTCCAAATCCTTTTGCAATAGCCATACCAGGAATCATAAGAGACAATGTAGTAGCTATACTTTCAGCATTACCTGCCCAAAATGTTGCATCAAACATAGCTGACCATAAACTATCAGATTTAGATTGCATTGTTCTATAAATAGGATCTGTAAGATCATTCATAGATTCTTTTAATTCTCTAAATGTTTTAGACCATTGATTTTCAAATTCATCAACTTCTCCTCCAAATAGAGCTTTATATGTATTAGGATTTACTAAATATCCTAATGATTCAAGAGTACCTGCTGTAATTGCAGATACTCCTCTAACTAAACTTTTTCCTGCTAGTCCTAAGAGAGACTGTTGTTTAGCAAAATAATCTTCTCTTAATTCAGGATTTAACAATGTATCATATGACATATTAGTGTCATAACCATCAGCTACTTGATAAGAGATTGGGCTGTTACTTAACCAAGACTCTGGTAAAATATCCTCTTCAGCAGCCTTCTTCATAATATCATAGTTAGTGACTGGTGAATCATATAGATAAGTCCTTCCATTAGGAGTGTTAGGATCATCTATATATCTTCTCCCTTCTTTATCAACTTTAATACTATCAGTTATATCTGGAATCTCATTATCAATAAGATTCTCTCTGTTTTGAGTATCTATTAACATATTTATCTTTTAATACAAAAGGAGTTAATTTTTGAATTGCTCTATTATAGTCTATACTAGATTGTCCATCCATAAAATCTGTATCAATAGTCCAACCAACAAGTTGCCCTTGATTATTATAAGAAGGCTTCTTAAATACTATAGAAGCTTTTAAACCATCTGGGGTAATAACTTTTGTCATTTCAATTGGATAACCTGTCTTAGGATTAGCAAATTGAATTTTACCTCTTTCATTACTATAGAACTTATTAAATAAAGTATTAGCAGTAGCAAACTTAGCTTGATCAGATTCTGTAGGTTTTCTTATAGCAGTATAAGTTTTTCCATCTTTCATAGTGATCCAAGTGGCCATCATTCCATTTGCAGCAAAGCCTGTAGACACTGATGATACAGGATTCTTTTTAGGATCATATCCCAAACTATCTATCCAATCATCTGCATCTTCTAATGCTTCTCCATCTATAGTCCAATCTTGTATAGAACCTGGGAAGGAACCATTTTTAATTTTATCTATATCTTGAGCATATTTCTCCTCATACATTGCACTAGGAACCATATTAAATGCTAAAGTAGTTTTAGTATTTTTTGCCCAATTATCTTCCCAATTTAAAATGTCATCTCTAGATATATTAGCTCCAGTAGATTTATAAATATTATATTGATTATCTATTTGTTGGTTTACAAATTTCTGAATTTCATCTTGATCTTCTTTTGTCAAACTTCCTTTAGTTAACCCCATAAACTTTCCTGCAAGTAAAGGAATTTGTATTCCAGGTGTTCCTGGACCAGAAGTTCCTTGTGTCCAAACCATGTCTGTTTCAGTTCCCTTCTTAGCAATCTCAGCAAGATTTTCAATAGGCATATTATCTAAAGAAAGAATTTTAGCTACAGCATCTTTATTCATTTGCTCTGATTCAAAGAAACCTTGCTGGAATTTCTTAAACAAACCAAAATCATAACTAGTTTTAGTCTCACTATCATTTCTAGCAAATGTAAGAGCTCCTTCAGCACCTAATCTATTTAATTCATTCATAACTCCATCAGATAATCCTAATTGTTCTCTTTCTTTAAGATAAGCCATTGCTTCAGGATTACTCATTATTCTACTCTGAATAACTTGACTAATTCTCTGAGGACTTATTGTAACAGTCTTATTAGAACTATCTGTAATAATGCCAGTAGTAGGATCATATTTATATCCTAAATCTTGAGCAATAGTTTGAGGTGTTATTTCTTTACCATATTTAGAAACTAAATCTTGAAGATCAATTGCTTTAGTTGAATACCAAGGATCAAATGAAGCATTTTTAGAGGCACCTCCAGCTTGATTGTACCTTTGTAAAGCAATAGCAAGTCCTCTTTGAAATTGATCTCTATTAATTTCTCCCTTTTCTAATCTTTTCTTTTCATCTTCTACATTCTTGAGATATGTTTGATAGGCTGCATTAGCCTTTCCTAGATATCCTCTACTAGATGTAGCTTGTTGTTTTTCTTGTAATATTCTTCTAGCTTTTCTAGCAAGATCTTTATTATAACCAGATCTTAATAGATTATCAGCTAATTCATTTATATTACCTTTATATTTATCCATCCACTCTTGTACTCCAGGTTGATCTACAGAGAGAGCTGGAACATCAAATAATGACTCTTGATCTAATAAAGCTTGTGCTTCATCATGTTTCTGTTGCATCATCTGAGGCCCAATTAACATCTCCTGTAAACTCATTGGATTATATGTCAGTGGTTGAAATTGATCATAGTAATTAACTGCCATATTTATTGATTTAATATGAGTGTTGCACTTAGTTACTATAATATATACAAACTAAATGCAACATTTCACAAAGATACTAATTAATTAAAATTATTCCAAATTAATTTAGGATTTTTTATATTTAACCTTAGACAAAGCATCCAAATAATAATCAAGACCCATAGTTTTAATTGTATTTCTATATGCTTGTTCTCTTCCTATACCACCTAATCCCTGAGCAGCACCAGTTAAATATCCTCTAATAGCATTTCTTCTAGCAGCTCTATTTCTTGCATTAATATCATCTGCTTGCATCTTAGCACTAGCATTAAATTGTTCTGCTCTAGCTCTTTCTGAAGCATTGAATTGATTAGTGCCTCTATTAAATTCAGCAGACTGTAATCTTCTTTGTTCATTAATAGCTTCAGCTTGTAATGCAGCTTGAGATATTGCATTTTGAGACTGTGCATTAAGTCCTAAATTAGCAGCTAACATAGAAGCTCTAGAACCTCCACTAGCATCTGCCATAGCTCTTCTTGCATTAGCAGCTTGAGCTAGAATAGGATTCATATATGTATTAGGATCAATAGGATTATATTGCAGATAATCATTTAATTGTTGAGGTGTGATTCTAGCAGGATTAATTCTTTCAGCTTTTCCTACTGTAGCTGCACCTATAAGATTTCCTAAGACAGGAGCATATTGTAATAAACTTAAATAGTCTTCCCAACTAGAAGACTCTTCACTAGGATAAGTTTGTGTTCTAGCTTTTGCTAATTCAGGTTCTTTTAATACAGGATTTAAAGTAGGAACTTCTCCATTATAAGGAAGAGTTGTCATTGGGGATATTTCATTCTTAGTTATTTTTGAAGTAGTCTTAGGGCTAGTTTTAGTTGTTGACACTTCATCCTCTCCACCTTTAATAACAGGAGGAGTTATTTTTTCATTACTCCTAAGATAGAACATAGGATCTAATTGATCATATCCACCAGTAATGTCAGGTATAGTAAATAATTGTCTTTCTGGAGGAATAGGATATGAAATAGCTTCTCCCATTATAGAGTTATTAGGATTAATTCCTTCAGGTTTTCTTCTAAATGGATGAGCCCAACCTTTTCTATATAATGCAGTTCCAAATGGATTATTCTTAGCATAACCTCCACTTAATGGTCCTCCATCAGCAAATTGTTGTCCTTCCATTTGAGGCTGGTCCATAGGAATCTCATTTAAGGCTTCATTTGGCTGTTCTAAGACACTTTCATCTATTGATTGATCAATTGACTGTTCTTCAGGAGAAAGTTCCTCAGCACCCTCTATTTGAGCCCATTTATCTTTCAAGAACTGCTCTTCCTCTTCTGAAAGATCTTCATCAATAAGTCCTATATGATATAGTCTAGTATAGTAATCATTATTCTCTACAAGATGGTCTAAAGCAATTTCTCTTGCAGCTTCAATACTATCTGTATGTTCCATTTCTACTTTAATTCCTACAGATATTTCCATAGGATCAAATAGTTCAGTAGCTTTTTCTCTTACTTCAGAATTAGATCTACCACCTGGAATCTTTTCTTCTTTAATATTAGATGAAGCTACTCTTTGTACTTGTTCATCAGTGATAGGTTTAGTTTCCCTTCCCATATCTTCTGTAGCCTCTTCAGATTCTTTTACAACTCCTGTAGGCATATTAGGATCTCCTAAATCACCACCTTCTGCAAATACATTAGCTTGTTCATCTGCATCTTTAAGATCTTTGGTCATGTTATTAGCAGCCATTAATCTTGTCATCATCTCTTCAAATCCTCTTTCACTAATAGGATCATTAGGATGTTCTTCTAAATCTTTTCCTAAGATTTCACTAGCTTCTGCAAATGTCTTGCCTATGATATTCTTAGGAAGATTCATTTGTTCAGCAATTTCTTTATGTACTAGTAATCTATCTGAGAAGATATAGTCTTGAAATCTAGTTTCACCTTCTTCAACTAAATTTATTTGACCTGTTTCACTCACACCTTGAGGTATTCCTCCTATAGGAGACTCTTCATGTGAACCTCCATTATTAAATGTAGTAAGGCCACCTTCAGCAAAGTATTTTCTTCCCATTAGATTACTAAGGTTTCCACCTTCAGCAAATCCATATGCTTTCCCCATATAACTTTCTAATGTAGCCATACTGTTTAAACCTCTGGCTTGATTTCTTAGTTTCTTAGCTTTCTTTTTAGCTTTTCTATTACCAAATAGATTTTTCATTAAAGATGCTCCTGTTCCTACAATTCCTCCTACAGCAGCACCTACAGGACCAAAAGCCATTCCAGCTTGTGCACCTTTATTACCTTGCTGTAATCCTTGTAAAGCTATTTGACTTCCTTTAACTGTATTAGCTTTAATTTGGGAAGCATCTATATATTGAGGTGTCCAATCATTTTCTTCATCTACACCTGCTGTTTGATTAACTCCAGCTCCTATAGGATCAGTATTGTTAGGAGTTAAAGCATCTGATAATATATCAATTGCTGTACTTGCTACATTAGCATAACCAGCAGCTCCTATACCTCCTCCAGTACTTTGTAGTTGTCCTACATTCATTTGAGCTAATTGTGGTTGAGGAGCATTAGTTTGTAGACCTGTAAACTGTTGACTAGGTTGTGCTTGCATTACAGGCATATAATTTCTTTGTGCTTGTGTTAAGAGATCTGTGTCTCCTCCTAAAGCAAATAGATTTAAATAATAATCATTTGGCAATAATTCCCCCCCATCTGCATGTTTCCATTTTTTTGCATTAAGAGCAAATATTGCCCTCTTTCTAGTTAATGGATTTTTACTATGAGATAATTGTTCAGTAGTTTTTCCAGTTCTTTTCTTAGTAGCATTGAACTTACCTCTATTTTCTGGTTTTATGTGTATAGTCATTTGTTTTCATATTTATTAACTATCTTCTTACAAAACTCATATAGTTGTTCTTCTGTGAGATCATTTTTCATTTGATTACAAGCCATACAGACTAATTGAATATTATCCATTGTATATCCTTTTTCAGGAAGAATCCTATCAATACTTACATTGGTAGGAGTTCTCCCATTAAAGAATATATAAGTCATATCTATTCCAGATAAAGCACATTTTCCACACTGTTTAAACCAGAGGTACTTAAGATATTCTATAGTTATATTAAATTCTAAGTTTTTCTTAACAGCTCTTTCTTTTGCTGCATGAAATCTTTCTAACAATAATCTATCTAAATCTTGTTTTCCTCTATTACAAAGTCTTCTTTTTTCAGTTTGTTCTTTTTTACATTGCTTGCATCTATAATCTTTATTATTTCTAAACCATTTATTTGGCATAGAGTCAAATTGATCTTCAGATTTATATTTCTTACATTTATAACAGAACAACTCTCCTTTTTCATTATATTGTTGATATATAGTTCTTCTTCTCCTATCACTCATTATATTGAATATTTAACATTTATATCATGTAGAATAACTTTTCTATTATTCTCATTCTTCAAACCTAATTTAATGAACTGCCATCCATTTCTCATTCTTATAAGAGATTTATTATGTCTTGGAATTGGAGTTCTCCATATTCTAAATCTTTCTTTAAGATTATTATTATAGATTAAAGGAACTTCTCCTGAATCTTGTCTTTCATTCCAAGAATGTATATAGTTGTAAGTTTCATTAAACACATCTGTATTCCATTTACCATCTTTAAGAGAATAACACTCTGACCTAAATTCAATATTATCATATGTCTTATCTAGATCTACATTCTCATTAGAGATAATAGTAACAGAACTATCTTTTAATTCTCCATAGAAGTTATTGTAATCTCCCTCAAATTGAGTGTAGAGATGTTCTACATTATTTACAATATGATCTGTTAAGAATGTATCTTTATAAGAAATAAATACATTAGGAGTAATATCCATAAATTCAGTAAAAGCATTTGCAGCTTCACTAAATATTAAAGATTCAGTTTCTTTAAAATTGAAATAGATCTCATCATTATTATTATGGAAATAAGAATTGAAGTCTTGATTTAAATTTAAATTAGACATATAAGCATGAAGACCATATACTGTGGATATATCTTGCATTCCTTCTCCTGATATTTTATTAATAGAACTATTAGTATCATCTATATAGTAAATACCAGTATTAGAAGAACATACTCCCCATTTATTCTTAGTACCAGACTTAGTTGTAATATATCTTTTATCTGATAAGAATTGTCCTGTTCCTAATTCAATAGCTACACCATCAGATGGTTCTATCTGAACTCTAGGATTAATGATAAGATAACTTACAGCTCTATCTTGGAATCCATACATAAAACTATTAAATTCTTGTAGTTTCCTAATTTCACCATACTGCCCATCTAGATCCATAAATTCATTCTGTAGTATATTAGTTCCATTATCAATCTTAGAACCTTCTACTTTAGAACTACTAGCAATTATCTTATTAGGAAAGTTTGTTTGTACATCTTGATCTGCAGGAATCTGAGTATAAGTAAAAAGATTATTAGTTTGATTATAAACTTCATTGAATTTATAGAATTCATCAGGTTGTGTCATTCTTACATCTGTAAGATTATTAGCATTGTCATATCTTCTATCTAAGTCAATAGTTGACTCTAAGAGAACAGATAATGCTTCTGCTACACCATTAGTTGCTTGTGAATCTGTTATATATGATTTTAAGAAAGTAAATCTTTGAAGATATATATCACCTTGATCAGCAGTAATGTCAATTACAGATTGTCTAGTATCACTATAGACTATATCTTTTTCTTCACTGCAAACTATATATAAGTTATTATTGTTATCTGGATCTCCATATTGATCTTTAAGATTTCTTTGTAATTCTACTACTGGAATTTCATTAACAGGTCTTCCATATCCAACCCAAGCATTATATTCTATTCCATTATATGCAGTAAATTGATCTCCAACAGTTCCTTCATCATTGCCTACATTAAATTTCAGCCAAGGTTGTACTTTCTTAGAAGAATGAGTATCTGTCACAGGAAATACTATATGTTGGGATGTTTTTCCTTTATATGTAAGAGTCTTAGAAGCATCTCTATCAGTATAATGAATATCTATATCTGAATTATATTTAATAGATTTATCTATATTAGATAATAATAAATCTATAGTTCCATTGTTACTTCCTGCATATTTTTTATCTGCAGCTACATCTGAAATAATATAAGAATTTGAATTTTCAGTATTAAATATATTTATACCATAATAACTTCTAAAGATAGATAACTTATGATTATTAGTAGGACTATCATAAGTAAAGATCATTCCTTCTCCATCAGTTCTAGCTCCAGGTCTGAGATAAGTAAGAGTTCTATTTTCATATCCTGGAATACTAACACTTACATTTACATTCTTATTATTTGTAGTATCTAATGTAGTAGCTGTATTAACAGTCCATTCATTTGCTGTAAATCCTATAATGTTAACACTACAAGTATTTAGATCTATTATAGGTTGATTAGGAAATGTAACTTCAGGAGACCAAAAATTTAATACACTACTATCTCCATAAACTGAATAGTTTAAATTAGTTGTGAGAGTTATAATTGGTACAGCATCTTCAAATGTAGAATCATTAGCAAGTAATTCATAATTATCATACCAAACTAATGGTCCTGCTGTTCTTGTAAATTTCCCAGATAAAGGTTCAAATACACCTCTTGGACTAAATATTGCAGCTTTAGGCATTACTTCAGTGTCTAATGCAATATATTTTTCTGGTTTCCATTGAGACATAGGTCTAGTAAGATAATCAGGCATTGCCCAGAATCCTACATCTCTTTGAGTTCTTTGAAATATAGTTGAAGTTAAAACACCTTGAGATAATATAGTTGAATTAGAACTATCCCTCACAACTCTAACTATTCTAGCTTTTGTTATTCCAAAATCTTGAACTAATATTTTACATAGAGAGGCTGGAATAGAAAATGTTATTCTAGCATAATTAGGATATATCTTATAGGTCAGACCCTCTGCATATGTATTAAATGGAGTAACAGTTAAATTTGTTAAACCTTCTCCTCTAGGATTCTTAATAAGACTAGATTCAAATCTTGGAATTTGAACATCTGCTAAATAGATAACTTCTAACCAAGTTCCATACTTATCACAAAACTGAATTCCAAATCTATATTTCTCCCCTCTCTTAAAAGAAGTTTTGATTTCTCCTTTACTTTCTGATCCTCTATAGGGATTATATTGAGAATTAGTTTGAATTTCACCATTAAAATCAGGATTAGGCTCTACAGCTTCTGAAGAGTAATCTAAATAAAAATCTTGTTTGTCATCTGCAAGTCTAGTAAATGAATCTATGTAAGCATTTCCTGTAGGTTCTTCAGCTCCTAAACTATAATATATATATTCTGCACTAGCAGCAGTTAAATCTTTATTATATGCTCCATTAGAAAATGGTAGTGGAGTTCCTCCTTTAAAACCATATTTTTCTTTAAGATCTTTTAGATTATTTATTTGCTCTTTATAGTTTGCAAATATTAATCTATTAGAATGTTGAGCTATACATTGTGGAATTAAGAAGTCTGATCCTAAGAATGATAGTTGTTCAAGTGAAACATCCTCTAATGACACTTGGCCATTGTCTTTGTAAGTAAAAATTCCATCAGAATCTTTAGTCAATTCTCCATCATAAATAAGACTAATCTTAGGAAGACTATTTAATTCTGTTCTATGAATTCTATATAACCTAACATTATTGAATCCTTTATCTGGAACATCACTAATTTTTATATTATATGCAACTGGAATTTGTGTATCTTTTTCAGCTCCTTCACCTCTAGCTGTAATTGCCATTAAAGGACTAAGACCACTTAATTTAGATTGTGCTCCATATTTTCTATATAGATTGTAACCATATTGAATCATACCAGCAGTAAACATACCACCAGATGTTTCTGACACTTCAATTGTACCATATCCTATCTCAGGAACAAAGTCAATTACACTAATATCATTTACAGCTCCATCTGCAATATTAACATATCTAGGTTGATTCTTACCATCAATCCAATATACTTTAATAATAGATTCTGATTCAAACCATCCAATAGTTTCAATCTTATGATCAATATCAAATGACATATCTCCTTCTAAGATAGTTGTCATTATATTAGTTTTAGTGTCTATCCTATAGATATGATCTTTAGGAGATGTATTAGTGTCATGAGTAAATAATACTATATAATCATTAACTTCACAATGTCCTAAGATAGTTCCTTTAATAGCTACTGGATTCTTACCATCAGTTACAATATATTCTTTATTACCTCTTTCATTGGTTACAGCTAATGTTGTTTGACTATCAGTTGCCAATAATCTTGCATTTCTAACTTCATAAGCATATTCATTACTAAACTTAGATTTAGAAATATCTTGCTGCATCCCTTTGACTAGATGTTTAGTTATTCTTGGTATTCCCATATTATTGTGTTCTTAAATACTCTTTACTACCTAGAGATGCAAAGTATTTATCATGTTGTTTAAGATCAGGAATAAGTCTATTAACAATGTCAGTAAAGTTTTCAGCTTCATCTAATGTCATTTGATGTAATTGAGAACTAGCTCTTCCTATTGCCCAAGCATATCTTTGTTCTGCCATTTGTAAGACTTGATAAGGCATTCTCATATTTTCTACTAATATAGTATAATATTGTACTTTAATATATTCTATTAAAGCTCTCATAATAGCATAGTTCTCAGGAATCATAGGAACACCATTCTCATCTACTACAATACCTTTATAAGACATTTCTACATGTCCATTCTTAAAGGAAGTAGTAATGACTCCATCATTAATAACATAAGTTAAATCTGAAGGACCTTCTACATATTTATCTTGTTTAGTAACAGGATGAAATGTATCAGTTGCAGCTCTCATAGGAATATAAGCTTTATCATTATTATGATGCCTCATTCTTAATTGAACTTCCTGAACAAAGTTGCAAGGCACTCTTCCTTGATAGTCTTTGATCTCTATATCTTGATCTGTTTTGAAAGATTGTAATAACTTAGGAGAATTTAAAATTGCAAAGAAGTCTGTAACATGTACAACTACTTCTTCATAATTTAAATCTGCCATTATGTTATTTCTCTTTAATCTATCAATCAGTTCTGTTAATTTCACATACTTCATATTCTGTTGCATCTATTTTATGTTCTTTTATATTTTTAGCAAACCTTCTAGTCATCTTCCTAGCAGGTTTAAAGGTAAGAAACTTAACTTTATAATTAGACTTTAGTTGATTAAATATTTGATATTTAATACTAAACCACCATCCTTCAGAATGTTGATTAAGACAATATACTAATTGTTTTCTTTCTTTGGCTTCTGGATCTTTAGCCCATAAGTCTTTAGTGGCTTTATAGTCAACAGGGAGTTTAGATGTTAAGTTTCCTTCCTTATCAAATTTTACTTGCTGTAGATGTTTTCTAATTAAAATTTTGCCTAGCTTATAAGGAAATGTCATATCCATTGCATGATCTGAGATTAATAGAGAATACTGTTCTAAGATAAAATATAATATATCTTTATATTGTTTATAAGGTATATTTTTGCTATTCTTACAATAATATTTCCAATAATCTTCTATGCCATAAGAGTTTGTAAATTTAAACTGCCTTGGACCTTTGGTCTTCAATTCCTTCTCCATCATTCAAAATGTCTTTTGGTCTACTAATTCTTGTTAATTCATCTAATGCTAATTTAATTATAGAGTCTACCATAGAAGTGTCTGCAGGAAATTCTTCATCATAGAAATCTCCAGTATTACCATTTGCATAGAATACTTCAGAAGGATCTGAAAATACTCCAAAGATTAATACTTTATTAAGATTGTTAAATGAAGGATTAAAAGATTTGCAATATAGACTCTTGCCTCCTAGTGCAACATATAATAGATTTCTAGTCCACTTATTAGATCCTACTGTAGGAAGTCTTTCAAATGTAACTAGATTAAATGGAATTGCTGTATAGTCTGTACTCATAATTATAGTTGTAGCAACTCCTGTTTCTTGTGCAAAATCAACCATTTCAGGAATATTGATAGTTGATTTTAAAAGTACATCAGAGTATTTCAAATCAGGTACTACTCTAATTTTTTCTAAAGGAACATTAAGAGTTTGATAGCATGACCTAGGGACTGCTTTTCTTGCATCTTTGTAATGTTGTTTTAAGAGAAATGCTCTCTTATCAATCAACACATTGTATATATATTCCTCTGAAAAATCTTGAATAGAATCATCTGAGTTAATAGATAAGAATTGTAATACTCTAAATATTAGTTCTCTTGTTTTCATATTTTAGATTTAAAATTAATGTACAAAGATACAACATTTTATTGCTTTTTCCAAACTTTATTTTTAAAGATATAATCAGATGCTCCTACTATCTTAGCATTAGGATTTCTATTAACATAAGTTGTTTTAAATCCTTTTGTTCCATATCTTATGAATAAGAACTTCTTAGGAATATTTTCTAAGATCTGGTCTATTGTATCTCTTGATTCATATTTAACTTGATATTGATTTCCTAGGTCATAGATGTCTAAATCTAAATATGGTGATCTATAAGAAGCACTTACAGTCTTAACAATAGTATCTTTAAGAATTAAGGTGTCTATTGTCTTATTTAAGATAAGATCTTGATTCTCTTGAGTGATTGTTTGATTGACCTTTAAAAGTCTCTTATATTTAATATTTAGGGCATCTATTGTTTTCTTAGCTTCTATATTCATATCTTTAAATTCACTTATTGTAATATTAAGAGATTGAATAGTAGCAGCATTAAGAGAATCATTTACTTTAAAATGATTTATGTCAGTTGTCAAAGCTGTGACATTTCCATCTAATCTTTCAATGTTAGCTTTCTGTTTCTTTATATATTTTGCTTGGAATGATATTGTGCATACCATTCCTAGCATTATAATAAACAAACCTATATATATTTTAGTCTTAATTGTCATATTCAATTGTTATTGTGATTTGATCTGTAGCTTCTTGAAGTTTCTCATAAACTTTTCTAAATGTAGCTGTACTATTAATAATATACCCATCTTTATTTTTAGTTCCTACTAAAATACAGCCAAGAGAATCTTTAACAGGATCATTGCCTACATGAATGAGTACACCCTCAAATCCAGGAACATCCATTAATCTAGGAAGTTTGCCATCACAGAATCTTGCCCATCCTCTGTCTTTGAATTTAGGACTTACTACATCTAAAGTAATTTGATATGTTCCTACAGGAATAGCAGTTTCACCATAAACTTTTCTAGCAATAATATCTGTCAATTCCATATCTTCTGTAAGACCTCTGTCACAATCTTCTAATGTATCTGCAATGTATTCACCATCAATATACAGTTTACCTTCTGTATAATCATTTGCCTTATTAATTCTTTTTAATGTTAATTTCATAGTATCTTAATTTAAAAGTTATTAAAAACAAAAAATGCCCCCTATCAATTAAGATAGAGGGCTGTATATAAACAATTGAGTCATTGCTTATTTAAATAATTTATGCTTTTCTGCCATTGTACTATACAAATAGGTTAGGAAAATAAAATAAGCTTTAGCTTCAGGATAAGGGAAAGAATCATCAGTTAATGACTCATAACTCTTATAAGCAAGTTCATTAATAGATCTTCCTTCATATTTATCTTTAGCTTTCTTCTTATTCATAATGAAGTTGAAATCATATTTGTTTACAGAAGAATATTCTCCATTAAAATGTAAACCATTATTCTTTCTAGCTCTTTCAGTTTCTTCAACTGTCCAAGGCTCTTCATGATCTTCAAAATCTAATAGTAGTAATCCACATTCAAGCATTTCTTTGTCAAGATGATAACCATGTTCTTTCACATGTTCCATCATCCTAAGATCACAATATCCTTTCTCATCACCTTGTCTCATATTCATTTGATTATGAGAATATGACTGATCAGAATATCTCCTAGACTTATCCATTCCATTATAATCTTTATCAAAGTTCTTCATACCTTTATTTCTAAAGTCTTCTCTGAACTGTTCACTAAAGATAATGGAATCATCTTGTCCACTTCCAAATAGTTTATTCATCAAATGTCTCATAACTGATCAGATTTAACTTGTTGTTGTTTTGCATTATTAAATAAAGTCTTAAGACTCATAAGATCTGATTTCTCAATCTCATATGTCTTATTTCCTATAAGATTAGCAAAACCCTTAGGAACATTAGGAAGATCACTAAGTTTAAATTTAAATCCTCCTGTCTCATCAATTAATTTGAGATATTTATCTATTAACCTATCAAAATGTAAATTGCCTTCAGAGTCAGCTAAGAGGTCTACAAATGATCCTATCTTATTCTCTACAATCTCATCTACAATAGGAAGCATTAGTTTTGTACCAAAGCTGTTTCCTGTAAGTTGAACTATTATATTCTTAATCCATCTAGGAGCTACTTGCTTAAATATTTCTACATCTGATATCATAACTTATTCCTTTCTTTTTTCCATTGTTCAAATTCAAATTGATTTCTTTTAAACTCTTCTAAATCTTCTAATCTTTGTTTATTTATTTCAACTGCTTTAGTCTTACAGTCTCTGATCACCTTTAGGAGATTCTCAGATATTAATTTACCTTCTTTTGTTGAACTAAATTCTTCTTTGAATTTATTAAGAAGGAACAATTGAAAGTGTTGATTATAAAGATTATTAGCTTCTATAAATTCAGGAAGTGAATTCATAGTTATCATATCTGTATCTGATATACTTGATAATTCAATTATAATTTCTTCAGAAACAGATTTAGGCAGTTGTTGAATATTACTATTCAAACCACCAATCTTTTCTTTAGCTAATTGAGCTTGTTCTGCTAATTGTTCTGCTATTCCCATAGTTATAAGATATTAAAGGGGGAACTAAATCCCCCTTATATTAGCTAGCACTAGGAGTACTAGAAGTAGTTACTCTAGGACATGCACATGAACCCCAAGGTCCATTAGCACCTTCATACCCAGTTACTACTGGAGTTTCAGGTAATACATTTACTCCATAGATTACTCCACAAGTTTTCTTATCAGTATATCTGTCAGAGTGGTTCTGAGCTAATTGGAACTGAAGATCCAAAATCTTTTGCTCATAAGGTTTAGCCTGTTCTAAGGCAGCTACCTGTTTCTCAACTTGACAGAACTTGTCATTGAAATAGTTATAAATACCAGTCTTTTCTTGAAGGTCTTTGATTCTCATATCATAGATTGCTCTGGTCAATGCTACATTATCTTCACATTGTTTAGCAGACATATATACTTCAGAAGGAGTATATCCAAATCCACCAGCAGCAGTTGCACCATAACCTAAGTTATTACCAGCTATGATAGTTTCTCCACTACCAATACCACCTAGTAAACCACTACCTGATTTTGCCAATGCCCACAATCCTAGAGCTGTACCTGCAATACCTACATTATATTCACATGAAGTTGCAAGCCTCATGCAGTTCTCTAATGAACTTCTGTATCTTTATATATACATACAGTTTGGACTATATCTTCATCCCTTAGGATGTCCCCCACTTCCACTACCATAAGCTTGTAGTGTACTCTATTTCTAGATAGTCTCTGAACCTTCTTTATATTTATATTTTAAATATAAAGCTTGGCTGCTGATAATCTTATCTCTAAGACTTCCCAGCAATTCAAGGGATTTGCATATAACATTACTATTATATGGAGCTAGTATGTTAACCCTAAACCTGTTCCTGCTACTCCTTTTGAAGCAGCATCATCTAAACTTCTTGCCATGATTTTTAATTTTTAAAGAGAGTTAATTTTTAATTTAATTGTAATGAAATATTGGCCAATAATTTCAATACAAAAATACTATAAATAATTTCAAAAAATTCAAAATTTTAAAAAATGGTCAGATTTCCTATAGCAAAATCATACCTTTCCATAATATTTTATAAATGCAAAGCCTTTTCTTGTTTCTAGATAATCTTCTTTGCCCTCATTATCATAGGCTTCCATTTCAAAAGCTGATGCATTATATGCCTTATCATTTATTTCTTCCCAAGAGAATTTCTGTTTTGTGAATATGCCCTTAAAAATATTGTATATATAAGATATAAGACACTCTACTCCATACATGATATAATACATCAATGGATAGATTAAAATCCACCAGAAGCTATTAAATACAGCAAATAAAGCAAATGGGAATATAAATGCAGTTAAGCATTCTTTATATTGTTCTACATGAATCATCTCATGTCTTAATGTTGATGGTCTAAGACTATCTTTCTTAGTGAAGATAAAACCAAATAACATTATTGTACTATAACCACTAAACAATAATAGTTTAGCTAGTTTGCTATTATAGAATACTTTACCCATATCATCTGTTATTAAGAACCAACAGGGGTTGCATACATTATACCTGCTTCTTTAAGATTTGCTAGCAACTGATTAAAGTGAGCAATAACTCCAGCTAAATCATTATCAGCTTCTAGATTTGTTAATTCTGCAGCTTGTTTAACTAATCCTAAAGTATCTGGAGTAGCTTCTGTAGTTGCACTAACTGTATTATCTAGTTTAGTTTTATCTGCTGCAGACATTACTCCTGCTTGAGATTGTGTTGCTGCATTAATAGTATGTGTAACATTTGCAGTTGACCAAGTTCCAGTAGAGGCCTTATATAATATAGAACTATTATGAGTAACAGTATTAGTTGAATAACTATAATTAGTTAATTTATGAATTATACCATTAATATTAGTACTAGCATTAGTTACAATATTAGCCAATAGATTATAATGATCTACACTCATAACTCCTGTAGATGTGTCTGAAGCTTCTGGAACAACATCATCTATGTACCTTCTATCAAAAGTATTATTATCTTTAGAATAATTTCTATAAGCTATTTCTATATTTAATTTATTATTTATAATTTTATAAGCATGTCCTGTTACTATATTTATTCCTGCTATAACCCCATTATCTAGTTTATTATCTTGTAGATATTTGCCCATATTAGCACTAAGAGCTGAATCTGTAGCTGTACTTTCTAAGTTATCTACAATATTTCTCATTTCATCATCAGCCCATACTACATTGCCATCTTTGTCTAATTTAAGTATTTGATCTACTTTACCACCTGTAGGAGGAAGAGAGTCCATACTTAAAAAATTAATTTCTTCATGTCCTTGTACTCCTAAGATTTGACCTTCAAGAGTATCTAAAAGGATAGAAGAGCCAAAGGGAATAGACATTCCCCTTAGCTTCATCTTTGCTTGTTCTTTTGTGTTATATACTATCATATCTTTATTATTTTCCTAGTATTGCTACTAAGATCATTACAATTATTCCTATGATTGAAGCTACTGTAAATATCCTTTTACTAAGTTTATTTTCTTTTTCAGAGGCATTACAGCTAGCTTGTTTCTTAAATGGACTATCTAGAATGAGCCACAATATAAGTGGAACAAACCAAACACCAAATACAAATGCTAATCCTCCCCACATATTATTTATATTTAATATACTCCAAGTTCTCTATAATAATTTTTTAATAATTCTACATGAGCATCTGTAAGTTTGTTATCTATCCATAATACAAAATCTTGAATAAGTCCTTTAAAGTATTTTTTTCCACTTTGCCATGTACATCCTAAATGAATATATGTATCACCATTTTCAGATAAATCACTATAATCTAGTGTGCTTCCTAAAGTACCAGCTCCATTAGCTTGGACAAATGCAGATCCATTTATAGAAATCCAAGATGTTGGTGTACCATATCCTACTGCAGTTATTGGAGCTCTAAATTCTATCATAACATGATACCATTTATTAGTAGTCATAGCAGTAGAACTATAAGCAGCAGCTGCAGCACCACCAGCATAACTTTCAGCACAGATTTTATTACTTTGCACACTAGGACCCCATCCTAAAGCATATCCATATCCTTTAGTATTTAATCCAAATATAGTTCCTCCTAAAACTCCTGAATAAGTACTATTTGAAGTAGTTTGTTTTATTAGCATTGATATGAATACACTATGTTGTGCTTTAGCTAATTGAGCTAAAGAAATATCAACATAACTACATTTCAGTGCTTTCCTCCCTCCAACACCTTTTTCATATGTAGGACTGTTTGGAGTACTGATAAAGTTAATAGGACTCATTTGAACTCCATCAATAAGTAAAGGAGTTTGTGTTATATTTCCATCAAATTTGCAATAATGGATAGGCACTATTTTTAAATCTTTTGTTATCTGTGCTACTATAGGATCTAAATCAGGATAATTAGGCCAAACTTTAACTCCATTAAACCAGCATTCTTTGACTTTTTTTCCATTAAAAGTCATTGAAGCTATTCCTTTATTATTTAATATTAAACTCATATTTAGCTCATAATTAACTTTCTAATACAACATATAAGACTCCTGTAGTTGAGCCTGCTGCTCCTTTTGCCACTTGAATATCATTAACTCTTAAAGTAGAAGTTGATCTAACATAAGCTCTATCATTTGTTAATCTACTAATATTATCATTTTCTTTTACATAAGAAGCTGCTGCAGTTCCTCCTAATTGAGTGGCATTAGTAGCAGTAGTAGCAGTAGTTGCTGTTGTAGCAGTTGTTGCATTTCCTGAAATACTAATACCCCAAGTTCCTGAAGCTCCACCTCCTGTCTTAGTAACAGTATAAGAAGTGTAATTATTAGAATGTAATATTTCATTTCCTGCAATATACCCAATAGCTGTACCACTAGCTTTTGTTATTTCAAAATCAGGAATGATGCCCATCATTAAGTTAGCAGTTCCATCAGACATATCAACTCCAGCATGCCATCTTAATCTAGTAACTGTATTTTTTGCCCAAACAGCAACACATTCATTACCTTGAGTATCAGCAAAGATACCAGATATATAAGAATCATTTGAAGGTCTTAATATTATACCACTAGCTTCTTGAAAACTTAAATCTCCTGTCAGTTTTCCTCCACTTAATGGTAAAAACCTACCATTTGCCCAAGATTGTGTAGCATATCCAGAAAGAGAAGAACTAGTTAAGAATCCACTATTGTTGGTTAAATCACTTGTTCTAGTAGGAATTTCATCAGTTGTAGCTAATTTTTTTCTAACCCAAGTAGATTTATCAGTGCTATTTGGCCCTGACATTATGTAAGCACTAGGAGTTGCAGCTTTTACTACTCCAATAGCTGTTGCATAGGGCACATCACTCCATGAATATGCATTCATTAATATCCAATCACAATATCCTCCTCCACTTGATTCAGCATTAACATGCATCATATTACATTGTAATTTGTTTGTACCTATAGAACCTGGAGCTATAACACCTCCAGAACCAGTATACTCACCAACAATATATTTATGAGTATGTGCAGAAGGTGGGAATGAAGAAGGTTTTCCTGTAATATCATTCCATGATACTGACACAGATGCTGATCCTTTAGTAACTGTTAGGGTATGTCCACTTGCTGATATTCCTGTTACTACATTACCACTTCCAGAAGTAGTTATAGAAATAGAAGGAGCTGTTTTTAAGAATCCTTGACTACTAACCCAAGTTTGAGTTGCTACTGAAGCACCATCAATTAATAATTGTCCTTTACTTATATATAATCCTTTTGCAGTACTCCATCCATTTGCTTCATCATAATATGGTCTAATAATAATTGCTCCATTTCCATCACCTCCTGTTGAGTGATAACCTATTTGTCCTGAATAATGTTTTGTTCCTTTTACCCAATTAACTAATCTAACATAATTAGAAGTTTCATTTACATTTTGAACAATACCAGCACTATTTGGAAAAGTTATAAATCCACTCATTGTACCTCCAGACAAAGGTAAATATCCAGATATTGAAGGAATATCTGTAATTAAAGCTAATCTAGTATTGCCAGAAGTTGTACCAACTCTAGCATATCCATCATTATCTATAAATAAATATTTGTTAGAATTATAATTATATATATAAGCACCTAGACTATCCCTGAATCCTATTGCAGCTGAAGCAGTTCCCTTTCTAAGAACTCTCATAAAAGTTTCAGATTCATTAATATCATTATTATTAATTACAAAAGTTGTGCTTCCAACTGTATTTATAGTTAAATTGCCTGATAATGTTCCTCCAGTTAGAGGAAGATAATTAGATAATTGATTAGTGACATAATTTTGTGTAGCTATAGAACTACCATTATGAGTAAGAGTAGTACATCTGAGATCTAACTGGCCCAAGGTATATTGAGAAGTATTCCCTAAATATAAAGCATTATTAGTTCCCATCCATAGTACTTCTCTTTCATTCCCATCTTTGTCTTTTACAGCATATCCTTGATTATTACTCATAACAGGCTTTCCAGTGGAAGTGATAGAAAGATACCCTCTTCCATTATAAGGATAATATAAAGTACTAGCTTCAGTTTTAGTTAAATAACTATTTAAATCAAATTCAGTAACTAGTTTAATCCAATCACCATATGATGTCCATTTAGTTCTATAATAAAGTTCATTTCTAAAAGAACTTGCCCATAATTGAATTCCTTCATCATCTCCTTGAACACTAAATAATAACCCATTAAGTGTTGGAGTTTCAGCAGCATTTTGTATTTCAGAATAAAATATTTGATTAGCTGGTAAAGTAGAAGGATTACTACTAGATTGTGTTTGTATTATATTAACATCTTTATTTGTTAATAACCTATTCCATTCTCCATATTCTGTTTGGTTATAAGCCATATGCCTATAATAAAGACCTTTTTTACTAGCTTCTGCACCACCTGGGAACCATAATTGATTTGCCCAATGAGCATTTCTTGAATTTACTTGTAATACAGTTCCATAATTAGTAGGACCTCCAGCATTGGCAGCATCATAAGCATCTAATACTTGTAAATATCCACTATAATTTCTATTTGGAGTTAAATCATTTGTCCAAATACTATTTCTAAATCCTATTCCATTTTCAATATATATAATTCCTTTAGAATATATTCCATTAGCAGGTATATTAGGAGCACTATTAGCATAACCATCTGAAACACATAAACTTCCTACATATACAGGACAAGCTGCATTTTGAGAAGTATAAAATCCAATACCTATATGACTAGAATCTCCACTTTGATTATCTATAAATGACCCAGCATCTCCAAAAGTTACTTTATTTGTATGTAAGTTGTTTATATATGCAGCATTAAAACTCTGATCTGAAGTCCCAAGGGAACCTGATCCTCCACTAACTAATGTAGCTTTAGAATGAGGCAATAACCCACTAGTTCCTGCTTTAATATAAGTAAAATACTGTCCATCTTTATTTCTTAATGTTGCATAATTATATGTATCTGTAGTATATGTTACTGGATTAGTTAGGTTATAAGAATCCCATATTATGTATGAGGTCTCATTTCTTATATGAGAAATATCTGCAGCATCACTATATAAGAATGTATGCCCATCAGAATCTCCAATATAAGTTACATTATCTAGTCCTTTTCCAATTAATCTTTTTGCAGTTCCACTAGAATTCTTAGATTGAATTACAACATTGTGATTCATTAGAATAACTCCTGTCATAGTTCCACCTGCAAGAGGTAAGAATTTGTTATTAGCAAATTCTTCTGTAGCAATCTTTTTATTATCTATTCCCCAGAAAGTACCATAATATCCTAATTTTGATAATATAGTTCCAGAACTATTTTGACTTTCTATGAGATTAAAATTATCTGCATCAGAAGATTGTAATATAAGTTTAGTATTAGAACCTCCTTTAATTATAACTTGATTAGCTACATTTAAACTTGAATTAATAGTACTAGGAGAACCAAATGTTGCAATTGTTGCTCCAGAAGCATTTAATAAGGAAATACTGGTTCCTGAAGAAATTATAGAAGAAGGTATAAATAGATTTTTATAAAATCTAAAATAAGTCTTATCTGTGCCTAAATTTAAATTATTATTTCCTGCAGAAATATATAAACTTCCTGATGCAGTAGTGAAAGTGAAAGAATCATTGCCATAAGTATTTTCTTCATATGTTTGATAAGTATATTCCAATGAATTTGTATTGTCATTGAAAAATAATTTTCTAGTATTAGGAATAATATTAGTAGTCTTAAGTCTATGTGTTGTTGAATCCCAAGTGGTAAACATACCATCTAGCATATCACCATCTCCATCTCTTAAAGCTAAGCATTGAATGTCTTCAATTTCTCCAGCTTTAAATCTATTATCAGATTCATCAAAGATAATTTGATAGTTAGGTTCTGTTCCTCTATCTATTTCTAATCCTGCAATTCCTTTAGTAACTCCAGCTCCTACTTCACCTTTATTTAATAAAAGTAAATTATCTTTTATTTCTACAGTTTCAGCTTCAGTTACAAATGATTGTCCTTCAACTATAAGATCTCCTTTAAATGTAGCATTCTTAGCAATAAAATTAACATAGTCAGAATCATTAGCATTTCTTACAGAGATAGCTGCATCTTCATTTTTAATCTTATTGCCAGGTTTTCCTAATTGTAATTGAAATGTTTGACTTGTAGTTCCTACATCTGTATTTTGAACATGTGTATCTCCTTCTAAAGCTTTTATTCTATCATCATGTTCTTCATCTTTAGCTGTAGATCTTGTTATCTCATTATCAAGTTTTGTCTCAATTCTTTGTTCCTCACCTTCAGCTCTATTAGTTTCAGCAATAATTTGATTTCCTAATTCAGTGTCTTTAGTGGTAGATCTCTCTATTTCTGCATCAAGTTTATCTTCAATCCTCTTTTCTTCAGATTGAGCTCTTGCTTCTTCTGCATCTAATTCACTTTGAATTCTAATATCTTCTGCAGTTGATCTATCTATCTCATCATCTAACTTAGCTTCTATTCTGTTTTCAGCATTAGTTGCTCTATTAGTTTCTGCTCTAATAGATGCCATTGCTGAATCAAAATAATTAGTGAGTGTTTCACTTAATACTTTTCCCTGTCTAGCAGACAATACTTTAGTTGGATCATCAGTGTTAAGATTGTCTACTATGTCTTGTTTATTTACATAGTTGTCAGGGATATCAACTATAAAATCTTTATACTGATTCAAAAATTTTAGAGCCTGTTCTAATGTCTTAAGAACTTCACCTCCATCATCTCCATATAATTGAGATTCCATTTCAGCTCTTAGCTCTACAATTTTATCTTGTATCTTCTTTAAAGTATTGTATTCATCAGATGCTCCATCTACAATATCATTCATTACTGTATTAACAGCTTCTTCAATCTTATTTAAAGTCCATTGAACTCTAGCTATTGTATCAGGAATATCTGCATCTACTATTTCAGATCTGATTTCTTCACTTGTTTTATGAATTTCTTTATTATTAACATGCTCTTGTAATTCTTTATCAAGTCTTTCAATCTCTTCTTCATCATCATCAATAGTAGGTTCTATTAAACTGGTTTGAAAAGTATAGTGTCTTAATTCATTGTTTTCATCTAAAGCATAGAAACTTAGACCATAATATCTTTTTTGAATGGGAACTCTCTGAAGATATTCTTCTAAAGTTTCAAATTTGCTTGGGGAAACAATCCTATTATCTATAGGATCATTTCCTTGCATGTTAAAACCAGTTAATATATTACTCATTTTTTAACTTATTATAATTTGAAAATGATTTGGAGTATCCAAATATTTAATTTCAGATGTTCTATAAACATCTAATTGAGTAGTCTTATCAGGAGTTAACTCTGATCTTATTAGTGTAAAATCACTCTTACAATCAATTCCATTATCTGTAATTGCAAATGTAAAAGTAGAAGGTATTACTAAATAGATATATCCATAGAGAGGATTAGGTACTGTACCATCAATATCTTCTTCAAATGTACTTGGAAGAGTCTTAACCAAGAGTTTATCCAATACATGAATATCAGAAATATTCTGAGAGGCAGATATACCAAAATAAACATTCTTATTATTGATAATCTCCTCTGCAGCTATTTCTATTGTATCAATCATTGATGACAGTACATCTATAAGATATTTATAATCTTCAGATGTAATCCTCATTGGACATGTCTGAAATCTCATTCTTAATTCTGCAATAACTGCAGGATCAAAGATATCAATGTCCTTATCTGCCATATTAAGCTTCTTTAATTTTTATACAAAGATCAAATAAAGTATCAGTAATTGCACCTTCAGAGTCCAATTTATCTACTGCTTCTTTTAAGAGTTTAATCTCTTCTGAATTGAATTCTACTTCTTTAGGTTTAGCTTCATTCTTCCAATGAATGCCTTTTTCATCTTGTTTAATTTCAAAGGTTTCAACTTCTTTTGAAGTAAAATCAATTTTCTTAATTATATTCCTCTTATTAGTCATAGTTAAGAGTGCTCCCTTTTCAGGAAGCAACTCTAACATCATTAATCTTTCTTTTATATTTAGTTTCATAGTTTTAATATTTTAATGCCATTTAACATTTCCAGTTCTTGATAAGAAGAACCATCCTAATTGCAATTTAATTACTGATACTGAAGATCCTCCAGTAGTCATTTCCAAATTTGAACTTGTAGTAGTGACAGAACTGCCACCTTTGAATTGTTTAACACCATTTATAGTTAAGTTATCCTCTCCAGCATCACAGTCTACAAAAGTAATAATTTGTCCTAAAGATCCTTGATTGTGATCTAAAGTTATACTTTGAGTGGCTCCTCCTGTCCATATAAAGACAGAGATATTATAATTACTAAAAGCTGAAGCTGTTCCTATAGCAGTAGATACTCCAACAGTATTTAAATAAGTATGTCCTTGTGCATAAATTCCATAATCTGCATATAATGTTTCTACTGTATGTAAATTAGTAAGAACAGCATGAAGCATATCTCCTCTATAGCCAATAAAATGTGCAGAAGATTGAAAATTAATTATATCTGTTCTTGGTTGTTTTCTTCCTACCATTAAGCCTGTTAAATTATAGGAATTTCCAGATTGATGTAAGTTACCAATAGCAGTTGCATAATCTGTAACACTAGAATCATTTCCTTTTAAGATATATACTCCATCTGGATGTAGAGATAGTTTTCCTAAACTAAATCCTTCTCCAATTGTAATACTTCCACTAAAAGTTCCACTAGTAGCATTGATTTCTCCTTCAAAACTTCCATTCTTAGCAGTAAGATTACCATCAGGATCTACATAGAAATTACCATCTTTAAGACCAAAACCTCCACCTTCTTCTGTACTATAGATATTAAGATTTCCAATACTTCCACTAGTAGCAACAATCTTACCTTCAGCATCTATATTGCCTTTAAAGAATCCATTATTAGCCCAAATATCTCCATGAAAATATCCATTATAACAAAGAACAGAACCATCTTGTCTTACAACAAATGTAGCTCCATTATTATCTTTAGGACTATATTCATAGAATTCTTGAGCAGTAATCTCCTTATCTAGTAATTGTTGAAATTTATTAGACCATGTTTGAGCTGATTCTAAATTACCTCCAGAATAGATTCTTACAGTATGATCCTCAAATCCATAAAGATCTTCCCCTCCATAGATACCAGCTTTCTCATCTGTGAACTCTACTTGAAAATCATTAATAGCTGTAGCATGTCCTAATCTAATCCAAGTAGTCAATACTAAACCTTGATCTATACTAGTAATGTATTTAAGAGCATCTTCAAGATAAAAATTCTCTTCATTAATCTTTCTCCAAGTAATAACTTTCAAGAAAGAAATACCAGAATCTTCACAATAAATTCTTAAAGTAACAGACAGATTAGCTTTAGTATCATCAAAAGCTGTTGGATAAACTTGACCTGTAGATGTAATTGCAATAGTTAATCCCTCATCTATTTTCTCTTGTACTATAGAATAATAGTTCTTACCTGCTGCTATTCCACCTCCTGCTTTATATGTCAAAGCATTAGTGCCTTTCAATACAGTGTAAGTAGTAGCAACAGTTAATGCTAATCCTCCTTCAGCTTCACTAGGAAGTTTAAAGTATAATGGATTAATAGTAAATTTATAACCAGTAAGTGTAATTAGATCATGATAATCTTTGTCTGATACTACAGAATAAGAGTCTTCACCTTTATCTCCAGTAATCTTAATAGGAGTACTCCAAGTTTCACCTTCTTTAACTTCACCAGTAGAAGGATATTTAAGAATCTTAGTCATCCATACTGCTTGATCTCCTGTAGGTTGTGGTGGATCATCTGTCCAATTATCACCAGGACTTTTACCACTAGGATATTGAATTGTTGGCATATCAACACTTAAAGCATATTTAAAGTCCATATACCAACCATCTTCTCCATTAATACCATCAGTAATCTTAACAATGGTATGAGTGTCATAATAGTCTCCTACATCAACTCTGTAGGTAACATATTTGATACTATCATTAGTCCATCCATAATCAGGATCTGTAGGACTTACAGTAATCTTACTAGTAGAAGTATGCATTGTAGTCCATTCACTAGACTCATTCTTATATCTCCATACATACTCAGGATCTTCAATATTCTGAGTTTCTACTATTAAATCTATTACATTAGGAATAGGATCACCTTTAAAGTCATCCTTATATTTAAACATTTGGTCACCTTGAATAGTAACCTTTCTTGCAGGTACACCAGTAGCAGATTGTTTTAAGATCTCTGAAATAGAAGGTTCTGAATTATCACAAATATCCATTCTCTGACCCCAGAATTGTACTTCTGTTCCAACTCCTAATGCATAGGATTGCCAACATCTGTAACTCTGAGTTTCATCAGTACTTCTATATTTGAAAGTCTTAAAGTTATTTATATTTAAGATTCTTCTACCAGTTTCAGGATCCCAAACACCTGAATCTTTCTTAGCACCAGTATTGTCTTCAGAACCATTAATATATCCTACTAAGAGATACCATTTATTTATTTCAGGAACATCTCCAGCCCAGAATATACCATCAGATACAACTTCAGTTCCAGCTTCCATTGTATTAGGATCACAACCAAAAGTAATGTAACCATCCTTTTGCATTTGTTTTACCCAAATAGAATATCTATAAGTATAAGTATTATAGATAGGAATATTAATAGCTTCAAATCCACCATCAATATCACTATTAGCTGTAGAGATACATTTCCAAACAACATCAGGCATATTGAATGGACTTTCAGCTACATCTCTTTCATTCTCAGCATTAGTACCCATCATAAGATACTTACCATCATTACCTGTTCCTGTATGCCATAAAAATCTAAAGAAATAGTTAGTAGTATGTTCATCTACTAAGATAGGAGGTGTCCATTGTCCTGAAGGTGAACCATCAAGAGAATTTATATTAAATGCTTGCCATAATAGTCCATACCAGTCATCAAATGTCTCAGGATTATTAGCCCATTTAGCTGGACTAGATCCTACAGGTTGAGCTGGTTCAAGCATATCTCTAGTATATATTGCTAAGCTACTAGCACCATCAATTAAGTCTGCAATAGTAATCCTACCTTTAGCAACAATATTATCATATTGATCTCTTAATCTAACTTCAAAATTAGATTTCTGATATACATCATCAGGAACAATCATGATAGTCTTATTGATCCTATTAAATGTAGGAACTACTAAACCATTCTGATCATATTGAATCCAATCATAAATCCATCTAGAACCATCTAAATCAAGTTCCTCACCATTTCTCCATACTTCAGCAGTAATAGTAATAGTCCCTTGATTATTCTTAAAGATAGTTCCTTCAGGAGTATCAAAGAATATTTGTAATGGATCCTGTTGATCTAAGAATGAAGCTGTTGCATATACAGTATCATTATATGTAATTGACTTAGAATCTAAGTCTCTTATCACACATTTAAATGTAGCATAGTTTACAACAGCACCTTCTGGAATTGTTATTTCATTAGTAGTATATCCAGAAATACCACCAAATGTATTTTCATTAGTAATTAAAGCCCAACCTTCCCCTCCATCACTATCATAATATGGATTAACTATATTAGTTCCTATAGGAACATCATTAGTCAATTCTGACTGTAATGCTATTTGAGTGTCTGAATTAACTGAAGCTACTCTATAAGTAGATCCAAATAACCTTATTTCAGACCCTCTAACCATCCCAATTGTATTAGTTAGTGTTAGAACATTACTACCTAATTTGGCTTCAGCAGTAGTGTTCTTAGGAGGAAATACACCAGGTTTCTCAATAAACCATTTATAGCTTACATCAGTATTATCTATATAAGAACCTCTCCACATATCACAATGTGCTTTAAGATAAGATATATCATCATTCTTAAAGATACTTCCTAATGGATAGGTCATAATAGCTTGTATAGTAACTCCTGATGTTTCAACTCTTACAAAAGACAAAGAAGCATAGAATGGAGTCTCACCTTCAGTTAAAGGATCAATATATACACCTGATATAGCATATCTAATGTTAGGATTAAGAGTTAACTCATTAGTCTTAATAGTTAGAGTATAATCTTCACCTATAACATGAGTTGCACTATTCTCAATCAATAAACCATTCTTAGTCCACTTAACATCTTTAATATGGTCTTTCTGAGAAATCAATAAGTTATCTTCAGTATCTCCTGCCCATAGACCTGGAGTTAATACTAAATAGGGAGAAATAGACCAGTCAGGATTAAGTTTATTATCTTCAGTATTATAAAGCTGAGTAAGAGATTTATTAGATTCCATTGTAGCACTAATAGCTGTGGTATCTAATTGGTCTAAGATAGTTACTTGACCATTCATTATCTTAGTGCCATCTATAAGAACTGTACAAACAAATGTTGCTCTTTTCTTAACATCAGCACTAGTAATTCTAATAGTCTTTCCTTTAAGACCTTTATTATTCCAAGCTGTATCACCAGCACTATCATCACTTACTCTTTTCCAAGTAAAGTTAGCTGTTTCAATAGTATCTGTAATCTCTTCACCTGCAATGTAAACATGAGCTGATAACTCAGTATCAACTTTATTATTTTGAAATATAGTACCATTAGAAGAAGAAACTTCTACACTATAAGCTCCATATCCATCTCTTACTTTAAGAAGAGTTAATTGATTAGTATATATGTCATTTACTGTATATCTCATTGAGATCATATCAGTATTGTTCCATAATGCTGAATCTGGAGTAATAGTTAAGTTATCTGATGTTGCACCTTCTATAACTTTAAATTCTCCTCCATTTGAATATTCCCATTTCCTAGGAGTATTAGGAGAAGGAGTGAAGTTATAAGCAACAGCTTGTAAGTTAATTTGATTAGGAAATACATTACCTTCACCATCATATTTAAAAGCTGTAGTGTTTGCAATAACAGTAACTAAAGACTCTTTAATACTATATTCTCCTTTAGGATAAAATTGAGAAGGAACATCTTGAAAATAAGTAGTTAAATTGTTAGTAGGAGCATATTCCTTCTTAAATATATCTGAAGAATTAACTATATATTCTACTATAGAATAAACATCAGTAATATCTTGATTAGATGTATAAGAATAGCATCTAAGCTCTTTAATAATGTCTAAAACACCTTTTAAAACAATAAGTTTATTAGATGCATAAGAATGACCATAAATAGTAAGATTGTTGTAATAGGACTTTAATGATGAATACAAAGTAGTTAATGTATTTATCATAGTGTTATCTTTTTGTTATTTTGAACATCTTTATAACCTTCATATGAGGTTTTATGATTAGCTTGAGCTATATCATAGTTCAATAGATCATCCCAAATTAGAACTGCAGTGGAGAATTCTCCTAAGACTATAGCATTCTTAAAGATCTCTTCCTTTAAGATAATGTCAACTATTAGTTGTTCATTGCTTCCACAAGTCTTAACATATTCTTTTAAGAGTTTAATTTTTGAATGATATAATGGAAGTAAGTTTACAGCAGTTGTAATAACTAAATCTGAATTACAGTAAGTTTCAGTGCCTCCAACTGAAGTAGGTTGACCTTCTGTTTTAATGTAGATAAAGTAGAAATATCTTTCAAAGTCAAATGCTACATTAGATATAGTCATTTTAAATTCTTTTTTATCTCCTAAATTATCTCCCTTAAATTCCATTAATATATTCTGAGAATCAGGATAATCTATAGTAAATTTATCATATTGCACAATGGCTATCTTCTCTAAATAGACATTAGCATAATCTGGACCATCAATAACATTGACCCAGAGAAAAATTCCATCTCCTAATGGAGATACTCTACTTTCATGAATTTCTACCATAGTTAAAATAAAAAAGGGGAGAAAGTAAAACTACCCTCTCCCCATATGTTTGTATTAAGCAGTAGGAGACAAGGAATTAATAGTAATTCCTAGAATAGTCCCTAGAGCATCAGTTAAACTCTTAGCATTAGCCTTAGCTGTATTATGGCTAGCTTTAACTGGTTGTTTATCTTCATCCAAGTCAAATGGGAATACAAAGTACAATTGTTTTTGAGATTTCTGTACATCTTCTCCACTTCCTTGATAGAAGTAAGTAATGTCTACCATAACATAACCCTTATCAGGATTTGCTTGATAGTAGGTGATGAAACTATTGGGCCAGTTAGCTTGTCTATAGATATCACCTCTTTCACCAAGATAGAACCATTCTTGTTCTGCAATCACTTTTCCATTACCATTACCTAAGCTGTGATAATCTACCTCAGTACCAGCAGCATCAACAAACTTCTCAGCAGTTGACATCTGACCAAATTCAGTAGGAATAGTCACATTGAAAACTAGTTTCTTAGCAGGAATAGTATCTTTAGTTGAGAACTGTGATTTCTCCTTGATAACTAATTTAGCTGCAGTAGTTGCTCCACTCTTAGAGAACTCCAAGAATTTATTGGCAGGCAACTGAATAGCTGAACTACCTTTAGGAGTGTAAGAGAAAGTAGTAGCAAAAGAAGCAATCTCATGTTTGAATTGATAAGCCAAATCTTTTACTAAACCATCTACAACTGCCTCTGCATCATCTCCTTCTTTTGCAGTGTAAGATGCTAATTTGAAGTATTGATTTTCAGGAGATACTGAATACCAGTCTAAGAACTGAATTTCCAATACATATTTAACACCTGCTGTAACATTCTCAGGAGTAACTTCTACTACCTCAAATGATTCAGGAGCATAATCAGTAGTCTTAGCATAAACCACATGATCTTTTAGGATATTATCAGTTTTAGAGATATATCCTTTGTCATTTTTATAGAAGATATATGCATAGTCAGCAGCTACTTTGGTTCCTAAGTTATTGAATACAGCAGCCTGTCCTTCAGTTGCATTAATGAAAGCACCTGGGTTAGCAGCAGCATTATACCCAGTAACTACATACATATGTCTTACCTGTTGATTTGATAAAGCACTCATTTATATTTTATTTTTAAAAGTTTCTTTGATTTAATTGGACATGAGCTTCAAGATTAGAAGGATTGTAATCCCTAAGTGCTAATTCAACTGCTCTGTTCAATATATTTAAATGTATATTAGAACCTAATTTACATTGTGTTTCTTCTGTTTTGCCCTTGATAGATAGACCCATATCTGCAAATAAAGGATCTGTTTTAAGATCCACAAGAATGATAGGATCTGGTTCTATTAAATAAGTAACTTCATATGTAGTAACTTCTATACTAGAGATAATATATACACCATCCTGTTTAGATATTCTAAGAACTTTTCTACAGTTTGGTTGCTTAAATGGATTGATAAGATTCACATTTAATTCATCCCAAGTTGTAGGTATCACTATAGGAATTGTTGAAGTATCCATTCCTACTTCTTCATAAACAGGATACCACATATACTCTGTAGGTTTAAACTTAGTTATTGTGAAGTTTCTTATTCTAGATAATTCTAATGGATTTAGTGATTCTGTTCTTACAAGATACTCCAAAGCTGTTCTTATATGTTCATTGTTATCAAAAGCTTCATGGAATATATTCTTCCCAGAATAAAGTTCTTTTACAACTTCATCCTGTGCTTGTGTCAGAAACAAAGAAATCTCATATGCATTTAACTCAGGAGCAGATTTGTCAGAATTATTATAATGTAAATTAAAACTTTCAATCCATTCTTTAGAATTATTCATTATTCTTGAGCATTTTTAATTAAGGATTGTAGCTTGAGATATACAGCTTGATTCTTAGGATTGTTTAGATATTTCACACAGCAATCAATTGTAGGCTCTTCATTCTTTTCACATACTGGTGTATTATCAGCCATGAAATAAAAGTTTCCTCTTTTCTTCATTATTCCATATTCAATTGCTTCAATTATATTAATCTTGGTATCAAGAGTTTCATCATTAGCAAATTGCAAAAATTTCTTGGGATCCTTTTCAATCTCTTCTGTTGCCCATACAACCATTTGATCTAGCTTAGTGTTGTTGTTAATAGGTTTATTAGTCAACAACTGAACTAAAGTCTTAACTTTAGGTTTATTCTCTTTAATAGATCCTAATAGAATGTAAGCCTGAGCCTTAGCATTAGCAAGAGTAGTTTTCTGTGCAAGCTCTTCTCCCTCATTGATTAAGACAAACCTCCATGTTCCTAATTTCTTAGTCTGAAGATCTTCTAATGATGGTGCTACTAAATCTGAATTACTAAGAACTACTTTATATCTAATGTAGTCAATAGGATCACTTAAATTGAAGATTGTGTCTTCTTTCTTAAGAATAACACTAAAGTTCTCCCAATAATTATTTTCTTTCTTATGTACAGATAATGCACCTTCATCAAGTCCTAGATAATGTTCTAGAAAAGCTTTCTCACTATCAGTAAGAACATTCTTATAAGAACCATTCCTTTGTAGTGGTACAGTTAATGTCACTGAAGATCCAATTGACATACCTCCATATTGAGGATTCTTAGGATTAGTAACAAAACCATTAGGTTTCTTAACAAATCTTACTATTGCTTTATTATCTCTTAGACAAGATACAAGTCCTTGTTCTTTTGTTTCTTTCATCTTCTTCTCCAATTAAATAGTGGGAGGGTTTCCCCTCCCTATGTTAAAATTACACTGCTCTATAAATTAAACTCATAGTTCTCTCAGCATCCAAGATAAATGCTCCTAAAGAAGCCATCTTATGGATTACACAAGAGTCCTCATCAAATGACATATTGTTGTTGTTCATTTGACCAGTAAATGGATTTCTAAAGCCCCATTGGTATCCTCTATGTTCCTCTTCTCCTTTGATCTTAGCAATCTGGATATTAGGCTCTTCAGTAGAACCAATGTACATGATATCATATCTGTAAGACTCAGTTACACCTCCATCTGGATGTGGAATCTTATTTCTCACTTGATCATCATAGAATGGATCAACTTCCAAGAATACTTCTACATTGTTAGGAGCTCTATAGCCAACAAACTGGAATCCAGCAGTCAATGCAGTTTGATGCAGATTTGAGTTAGCTTTAGAGATAATACCAGGTTGATCACTACCTCTCAAATAAGAGAATGCTGACCATCCAGATACAACATCAAGAACTGCTTTATTGAACTGAATTGCTCCATATTCACCAGTTCTGATGATAAATTTCCTGTCTTTCATATCAAGTTTAGATACAGACAAATCTACTAGAGCTTTCTCCAATAGTTTAAGATCAAATTTATTATAGTAAACAACATTACCATAACTCATTTGTTCCCTAATACCTGCACCCATCTTGATTACATTACCAGACTTACCAAAGTCATAGTATTCACCATTTTCATCTCTATTAGAGACTCCATACATCAATACATGTGACTTATCTTTAGCAAATTGTTCCTCAAGTGTCCAGTCAACTTGATGAATCCACATTTTATTTACTTGAACTTTACCTTCCTTAGTCATTACAGGAATTCCAGTTTCAAGTTTTCTATTCATCTTATTACCTGCAACTTTGGTAGAAATTCTAATAGTGGAGAACTCATTTCTCATAGAGAATGGAGTAGCATATCTTACATCTCCAACTTTTCTTGACATCTCTCTTTCTACAGGAGCATATTCATCAGAGAATCTCTTACCTCCAACTAATTCCTCACCAGGAACACCATTGTTTTTGTTCTTACCAGTTAACTCTACTTTGTAAACATAGTAAGTACCTTCAACTCTAGGCTCTTCCAAAATCCTAAAGGGATATTCCTCATTCTTCTCACCTACAATGATATAACCATCAAAGAAGTAATTTTCAGGGAATACAAGTTCAATAGTTGAACCACCAATACCAACATTAAAGTCAGTTGCTGTAACAACAGCTCCATTATATCTAGCCTCAACCAGAGCAATATTTCTCCTAGATGAACCAATCAATTCCCAAGTATAGTCATTATCAGTATCAAAATACTTAACAGGGAATCTCATCAAATTTCTCTCTAAGCTCATACCTCTATTAGCATAGAGTAATTTAATCATAAGGTTAGAAGCTTTCTGTGGTGCTGCTTGGAATACAGAAGCTAAAGCATTATCAGAAACCAATCCATTCAAGGTTTTGGCTTCTCTCATTACATACTTTCCAATCATTTCTATTCAGTTAATTATTAATATTCTTCATCATTAAGAATAATTTCATAGTCTTTTCCAAACTTTCCTATAGAAGAACTTCCAAATTGAAGGGGATTGTCAGACAATCCTATATGCTGAGAAGTAAGAACTTTTTCTAAATCATTTACAGCTTTCTGTTTAGCAACTTTCTTAGTAACCTTCATGATCCTATCAAAACTCTTAAAACCATCTGTTAGTACAAATAGAGTACCAACTACTTTCTGGAAATCTTTAGGATTGTCTTTTGCATATTTTTGAATTGCATTGAGACTTCTTCCAGCTTCATCTTTCTCTACTGGTTTCTTAAGGGTATCTAGAATCTTCTTTGAAGTTTCTTCTGTGATCTTGATTCCTTTAATAGGTTCTCTATCTTTAGAAATAGAATCATAAAGATCATTATAGAACTCTTCTTGTTGCTTTTTAAGCTTCTTTGTCCTTTCTTCTGCCTCAGTGTTAATCTTCTCAATTTTCTCATTATAGAAATCCTTATTTGATTCTAATGCATCAAATACTTCATCTAAATCATCTCCTCTATCAAAGATCTTTTTTACTTTAGCTTCAGCTTTCTCTGGTGAAAACCCTCTGTTAATATAATCTTGATAAATTATATTCATTCTAAGTGTTTCCCCAGCTTCACCTTCTTCTTTTAATTGTTCTTCTGTAAGACTTTCTAAGTAATTAAGAGTGTTCTTATACTGAACCAATTCTTTGGTATCTGCTCCATTTTCAATTGCTTTCTTAAGAAACTTATTAGTCTCATCAAGTTTGGATTCAACTTCTTTCTCTACATATTCTTTGAATATGTCTTTGAAATCATCCCAACTTTTTAATTCTTTGTTTGATAGATCAAGATCAGGGAAGACTGATTCCTGTTTGAGAGCATTTGCTAGGCTAGTGTAGACATTTGGAGAAGAAGTTGTTTCCTCATTCAGGTCTTCTTCCTCTGTCTCTTGATCCTCACTAGCTACTCCCCCTGGATTATCATCCTCACTAGTATCTTCTAAATCTTCTACTTCTTCAGTAGAATCTTCAATTTCTTCTTTATCTTCTTGGTCTTCAACTTCCTCTGTTTCAATATCTGGAACAGTCATAAAGTCATCTAGACCTAAAAATTCAACTTCTGCCATTCTTCTTCTCCTTTAATATTTTAATTTGAACTAATCTGTGCACTCAATTGTTTGACAAGTGATTGTAGTTCTTTAATAATTTGTGTGTTCTTATCACAAGCTATTTGTAAATTACTTAATTGAGCTTTCAGTTTAGTATTTTCTTGTGTTAACAATATTACTTTATTATTAAGATCAATGATCTGTTCAGTTCTCTCATCTATCTCCTTTAAGAGACTTCTATTTGTCTCTATGTAATAATCACTAGATTCTTTAGTAACCTCAAAAGACTCTTTCTTTCTCTTATATTTGCTTGTAATAAAGTATGTTATAGTGCTTGTCACTAGAGATACTATTGCCATTATGATACCCTCTTTCATGTTTGTTTCTTTTTAGTGTCATACCTATTTTTATTTTCTCTAGCAACTTCTAAACTCTTATCTGCTTTATACTTTTCAGTTTGAGCTTTAGTTTCAACTTCTCTCTCCTTGATCCTTAGTTCTTCTCTCTTAAGATTATTAGCTTCAATAGCATTCATTTCATCTAGAGCAAGTCTATTCATCTCTAAGACATCTGGAACATTATTTTGATTAACATCCTTATCTTCTGAGAATCCTAAAGCAGAGATAGTAGCAACCTGAATCTTAGTTTGATTATCTTGATCAATCTTATATTTATCTAATTCAAGTTTAGCTTGTTCTAACTGAGATTGTTGTTCTAGTTGAGCTTGAGCCATTTGTTGTTCAGCTTCTGCTTGCTGAGCTTGTCTTTCTTGAATTTCAGCCTCATCAATTTCAATTGTTCTTTGAATTTGAGCAAGAGACTTACTATTGAAGATCTTCATAATAGAAGAGAATGATAATGTCTGATTCTGAAGAGCTGCTTGAGCTAATGTATCTAGTTTCTGAGTTAATTCTAATGTATTCATAGAATTATCTACAACTAAACCATAATCTAACTCTGAGAATTGATCTCCATCAATTGTAACTAGTTCTCTAGAATAATCATCTAAGATGAAATTATATTTCTTACTAGTTCCTCTCATTGCAATCTTAGCAGTCTCTAATAGAGCTTCTAAGACTCTCTTCTTAACATCATCATGTATTAAGAACAATCTTTCAGTAATATATGTGCTTTGTCTAACAGATGTTTGTACACCTCCTACTGTTTCAGAAGCTTGTACTGACCCTTCTCTTTGATCAGTAATACCAACAATCTTAGACATTTCATTTTTAATAAATTCCAGTAGTGCAATATGCTGTTGAATATAATTACCAGTTTCTGCATCAATAACACCTGAAGTATTATTGTTCATAGAACCAGCAAGTTTACCTGTAGCAGCTCCTACATTACCTTCCTTAAATGAGTCTACAACTGCAATCTTATTAACATTTGCAAAATACATCCACTTATCAATCTCCCAATTATCAGGAATCATTGCTAAGTCTAATTTAAGTATCTTACCCATGTTAGTGGCAATTGCTTTGTTTAATCTGTCATGAACAGCATCATACAGATATTGAAATGGTTTCATCATATCCACTAATGAATAGACTCTTGATTCATTAAGGTTATAGACAGAACCAATAATGCCAAAGTGACATCTTGATGGATTGGACATCCTATTGTATTGGATCTTTCTAGGTCTCATATTTATATAAATATCTTGACCTATCTTTGTCCCTTCCCATGCTTCATTGATCCATTGTTTTTCTGCTTCTTCTCCTAAAGCTTCATTTACTTGGTAATCTTCAGGATAATAGTCATAATATGGTTCTCCTGTTTCAAGATCATATTTCTTTACTTTAAGAACCAATCTTTTACTTTTCCAGAATATTCTGAGAACTCTAATATTTCCTAAATTATCATAGTAATTAGAAGATGGAGTAGTAGTTCCAGATTGAAAAGCAAAATCTAAATCAATGTTATTATCATCATAGTAAGAGAATCTTGGAACAAATAGTTTAGTGTCATCATAGAGGTTAAGACCTTCAGAAGAATCTGCAAATGGTGAGTACTCTTCTAATTTCTTGACATCTTTATCTGTCAATTCATCATAGTAGTAGTCTAAGATTTTTCCAGGTTGCCAAAAATCATCTATGATTATTAAATCTGCATCTTCTATTTTATTAGAATATCCATTCTTAAATACATGAACTTTTCTAGGATTTAGTCTTTCTACAATAGGTTCTCCTGAAACTATATCACATTGATATAATTCCTCTCCAACTATCATAGCATCCATAAATCCATCATTAAACTTAATATCTAATTTAAGTTCTTTGTAATAATGATTTAATAATTGATTTGCCCTTATTTCTCTTATATCAGCCCAGTCATATTTGAATGAGTCAGAAAGTGATTTTAATTCTTTATCCAAGATAGACTCATCTTGGGATGCTTCTTCTAGGAGGGAAGAAAGTGCTTCTGTAAGCTCTTTTCTTTTCTTAATTTCTAATTCTGAAATAGCATCTGGATTAGTTATTATTACTTTAAAATCATATCTTCTTTCCTTCTCTTCTCCAGCTAGAACATTCAACTTAGAATTCATTATAGGATAATGTTGAATATTACTAGGAATATAAGAGGCTTTGATATTATCAGGATTTAGAATTAACTTTAAATCATCTAGATGTAGTTTACCATTAATAAGATCATAATTAATTTTCTTATTAATGAAAGCTTTTCTAACAACAGAGTCAAAGAAGTAGGATCTTTTATCTGCCCAATCTACTACCCTTTTTCTCCATTCCTTACCCTTCTTAGAGAAAGGTAATTTTTGGTTAGGAAAACCACTAATAGTTAATTCCATATTTACTTGTTTTTAATATTGTGCAAAGGTACAATACTTTTTGCAAAAGTTTAAAGGTTTTATTTTAAAAAATACAACTATCTATAGCTAAATGTTATAATTCTTAGAGAAGAAAGGATCATTGCCCAGATAGTTTTTTCTAGGTCTCTTACCTTCAAACTGTCCTTCACCTGGAAGATACTTCATATTGTTCTCTCTTAAGATCATCAACATTCCTAAAGCAGATACCCTATCAGCATTTATATCTGGATTCCAAGTTATTAATTCTTTTAAGAGAGCTACTCCTCTAATTCTTTGTAGATTCTTAATGGTAACTTCTTTCTCTATTTCATTACCATTTTCATCTTTTACAATTTGTTTAGTCTTAATAGGCTGTAACAACCAGTCTCTGATCAATCTTCTTGCATAGGCATTGACTTGTTTACCTGAGTTAGTTCCTTTACTATTATGAGTAACTACAAAATCTCCTATAAGATAACAATGATCTTTAGAATCTACAGTAACACATTTAGCTTTTTTCTTTCCTATATACTCTATTTTTCTAATTCCAGTTTTAAAAGCTCTATTTTTAGTAATTTTTTGTTTACTATACTTTCTAGATAATTTAAAAATAGGAATATCAGTATATATTCTAATATTGTAGACTAACCCATAAGAATTAGAATTAACATTCAAATTGCAATTTATTCCTAAACTTCTGACTAGAAATAAAACATCTTGTGCAAGTCTTTCTGATACTGTAGTATAACTAGAGTTACCATTATCTTCACAAGTTCCATCTGTATCCATTAATCCTTTTAAAAGTTCTAATCTGACTTTCTTAGAATTATATTTATAGAGATCTGGAATAAATTTAGTATGAGATCTTTTATCATATAAATCTAGCTCTTGTAAATAACTCTTAATATTACTACATTCAATAGAATGATGTCTGTCATCAAAAGTTTTATACTTAAAATTTAAAATACTTGAATATTCTTTAATATCTTGGATTGCTGAAGTGAAACTTACTTTATTTCTAGTAGCAGAGCCTAATGTTCCATCTCCTAATAACAATCCTAAGAAATATGGATCTATTTTAACTTCTTTTTCTTTATATTCAATTCCTTTATTACTAGGAATATAGTATAAAGATTCTTGATACTTACCTTTTTGTCTAAGATATTTAGACTTTAATTCTGAAGTAGTTTTTATTTTTTCTAATCCATTATAGTCTATTACTTTCCAAAGATGATTACTAGAAGCTTCAATTGTTCTACCATCTTGTAAAGTTATTTTATAAATTTCTGTCTCATTATCAAAAGGTATTTCTAATACTTTAGTAACTCCTCCTTGTGTGTCAAAAAGATAATCCCCCACTTTAATTTCTTCCCATCTTTGAAGTCCTTTAGGAGTATAAACTAATTGATCATAAGGATGAGCTTTATTGCCATATAGAGATGATTTAACAAGCTCTATATCTCTTAAGATATCTGGAGTATCACATAGCATATAAGTACAATGATGATTAGAGAAATAGGTAAATAAACCTTTCTTATCATTCTCATAGTTAAGAGAGGCATTATAGAATAATGCTAATTTCCTACATATCTCATAGAAGTCATCAGCAAAATTAGGTCTACCTGTATATTCTGCTACAATCCTATCAGTGAACATGTCAAGGATAAATATTGAGGGAAGAGATACAGTTGTACTATGATCATCATCAACAGGGTCAATACCACCAATATACCTATAACTAGGCACCTTTCCATTAACTTCTTTAGGAAGTTCATATATTTCCAATGCACCTTTATGTCTATTATCTTTAAGAGGAAAGTCTCTAATAGGTTCTTCATCTGTTGGTCTAAATTGCACAATACCATTAGGATCTTGATATAATTCACCTACTAAATGTCCTCTGTTCCATTCAATTTTATTACTTTCAATATAATTCAAATGATCTGTTAAATCAGCAACAGGAAATAAAGTACCATCTCTTCTCATTACAGCTTCCTGTATTGACATAGGATGTTCTGCAATTCTCTGTGCAATAGTTGCAGGATCAGTACTATTATATTTAATAAATACTCTTTCCTTTACTTCTTCTAAGACTGCTTTAACTATATCTGAATTACCATCTTTATCATAACATCCCTTTCTATTCATGTATTCTCCTATGAATAGAATAGATTTAGATCCACCTGAAGTACCTTTATCAAATACATTAGGAACACCATATACATTGTATCCTAAGGGATTGTATATCATCTCTAATGCACCACTAAAGTCAGAACCTTCAGTATTGTGTGTGACTATACCATTTGCTACATAAGTATGAGTGTTATCTGCTGTAAGATTATAAATTGTTTGTAATCCAATATCTTCTATACTAATTATTTTTTCCTCTCTCTTAGAGGTTGGTAATTTTTTAGAAAATATTTCTTTGATTTTATCAAGTCTTTCTTGTTTTACTTTTGGATACAATTTTATAGAATTACAGAAGTTTAAAAGACTTACACTATCTGCAATTGTGTATTCATAATAAGAATTTTTATCTAAAGGATTATTTTCTCTTGGCTTTCTTTCTCTCATTCTTCCATGTATTCCAAATTTAATAAGAAGTAAGGAAAGCATTTCTAATAATTGCTTTGAAGCTGAACTAACTGAGATTTCAGCTAAATCTGATCCTTTAGCTTTTCTGCAATACACATATCCATCAGTGTCAAAGAATCCTCCTATAAGTTCAGATAATGCTTCTTTTGAATATTGTCCTATCTTAATAGGAAAAGTTTTTTTTAGTTTAGTCTGACCATAGACTCCCTCTTCTCTTAAGAATTTACAAAATCCTAAGATAGCAATCTCTTGATATAGTTTGCCTAACTTAGTCCTATGCTCTCTTTGCACTGAATATTTAAAATTAGATTTAATAAAATCTAAAATTTCAGGTTCACAATTAGATAATCTAGCAACTTGGTCTTTTCCATAACTTCCATCTCCTATCATCCATCCAATGACTCTAGCATATTTTGGAGAATAATTTCCAAATAGAGGAATTTCTTCAATTATCTTAATCTTATCCCCTAATTTTAAATTTTTTGCTTCTATAAATTTGTCTTTTACTAAAATAGGATGATCTTTACTACATCTTAATGATTTACCAAAAGAAGTAGTTATTTCTAAACACTCTTTCTTTTGAAGAGGTTGTATATAAGAAATAGTCTCTTTAGAATGTGTTTTAGTTTTTGTATTATATCCTATAATACCTTCTTCTTTTACTAAATCTTCAATATTTTTAATCTCACCTGAATTAGTAAATATCTTAGTTCCAGCACAAACACAACCTCCAGTTCCTAAAGCAATAGCTTGACCAAAAGAATATCCACCTTCTTCAACATTAGGTCTAGATGTATTCCAAGCATCTATGAAGCCAGGAAACATACCAAACTCCTCCCATACCATTAAGTGAGATCTCTTACCCCTGGCCTTATCTGAGTCATTATTTAATGATAATCCAATTACTTCATTTCTTGTTCCTAATGATACATCTTTATTCTTAGTATCTTTATATCCCATCACCCAATGCATTTCTTGAGTAGAAGATTTTAATCTACTAGAAGGAAATTGTGTATTAAGAGCAAGAAAGTCAGTCATAGCCATTACCTTATTCAAAGTACCATCTTTCTTAAGATACTCAGTATTACTAGCTACAATAACAGATTTAACCTTTTCACTTACATCAATATTTTCTCCTAAGACAAAGTTCCTAGTAGTCATAGATGCAACTTTGAAAGAATTATGAGTAACAATAAAGTCATTCATTAAAAATAAATGAGAGTCATTATCCACAACTACACATTTAGCTTTCTCATTATGAGAGTATTTTATATCTGTAATAGCTACAAACTCTTCTTGATTTTTAAGAAAAGTAGTGTTCCTATTTTGAATCTTATTTATTTTCCTAGATAATTTAAAAATTACTTTAGAAGTAATTAGTTTCACTCTAAAATATTCTCTTTTTTCTCCTTTGTAAGAGACAAATTTAGAGGCTATTTTACCTCTAATTCCTAAGCTTCTAGCAATCCATAACACATCTTCAGCTAATTGTTTAGACTTAGATATAAATTCAATTCCATTCTTATATACAGATCCATCAGTATCCATAAGACCTTTTAATATTTCTAATCTTACATGTTCTGAATTGTATTTGTATATATCTGGAACAAACTTATCTGCTGTAGATTTATCAAATAGTTCTAAATCTTTAAATGTCTGTTTTGCATTAGGATATTCTATAAACCAATTATTGTTCTTGTAATCTCTAATATTTCTATTAGTTAATGTTTTGTATTCTATTATATCATTAGGATGAGATGAAAATAGTATTCCATTTGAAGTACTATGTCTTATACAACCATCTCCTAAAGACAGTCCTAAGATATAAGGATCCATAGGAACTTGTTTCTCTTCAATTAAAATTGATTTATTAATAGGAACAAAACATTTATTTTCTATAGGATAGTGAACTTTTCCTTTAACTATCCTATTTCCAAAACCATTCTCTAGAATCCATTTAGTGTTAACAGTTTTAAGAGACTTTCCATATTTTACTGTCCATAAATGATCCTCACTAACAAAAGCTTCTCTATTGTCTTTAAAAGTAACTTTATAAATAGGAATTTCTCCTTGTTCATAGATTTCTTTAACTATAGTAGGAATGCCATCATCTCCATATAATTTACTTCCTATATGAATATCTTCCCATCTCTTATATCCATCTGGAGTATAAACTATTGTAGAATATGATATTGCTTTACCTTTGCCTCTGGCTGCAATTAAAGCTGAGTGATTACCTCCTTTGTATTCATTATACATTCCACCATATCTGGCTTGATTTATATAATGAAAGAATATGTAATCTCCATCATAAAAGTCTGGAAAGTCTACAACTCTGTTTACTGCATTAGTATCTTTGATATTAGCTGTAGCTCTTTCAATTGGTGAGTAGTTGAGATAGAAGTAGTGATAACCTGTAATCCATTCTCCATCTGAAGGTCTCTTACAGCCATACCAACACTTTAATACTTCTTTCCTAAGCCACTTCATATATGGACTATTAGGATTACCATTAGGTCTTAAATTAGTATATTTACCATACTTCTTATAAGCCAATGCAGGTTTCCTAAAATAGTTCATATTCTCTAAGATATGAGGCTTAACTACATTTACTATAATCTTTCCATCTGAATCTCTTTCAAGATCCTTTGCATAAGGTCTATTAGGATCTATCATCCATCTTATGAATGGATAGTTAGTCAAATATTCTAATAAATCAGTTCTTTCTTCTTTTGACAATGATTCTAGAAACTCAGGTGTTAATTGTGTATTAACTGCATTAGTTTCCATCTGGTGTCATTCTAATTGTTTCTAGATCTTTAAATGCTTTAAATCCACTGTCTAAAACAGTTCTGTCTTTAGATGTAGTAGATTCTTCTTCAATCTCTGCTAAGACTTCTCTTTCAAGTTTCTTAAACTCCTTCAATAAAGGTCCAACTTGTTTAATAGAGTTAGCTGACTTATTGATTTCATTAGCATCCATTGTAGAATAATCTGCTGTTCTAAGATTCTGTGTAATCTTCCTAATAGCAACTCTAATATCATCAAGAGCTGTTGAGAAGATAGTTACACTAAGTCTTAAATAGGTCTCCATAGCTTTTGCTACTGCATCATCAGGTTTCCATTTCTTAGGAAGACCTATATCAGTCTTAATAGCTTCCATTCTTTCATTAGGATCATCTATATAAAGATAATCAGATCTACTATCACAAAAGAAGAATATAAATGTCAATTCATTCTTAGCATTTTCTTTTGTTCTAGATTTATCTCTCTTAACAAGATCTTTAAAATCTAGTATGTTAAGAGCTTCAGGAGCTATTTCTACTTTCCAATTTTCTAATGTAAAAAGTTTCATATATAAACAAAAAAAGAGGAAGTATTAAACTTCCTCAATTATATACTTAACATCTGAATCATATAAGAATAGAACTTCTTTACCTTCAGACTCTTCAACTGGCCATTCAACATAATATGTACTTTCCATTTCTTGTCTACTAGGATCAGGTTGAAATGCTTTAGGTTTTTGTTCTTTCCTAATATATTGTCTAGGATTAATCATTACTACATCTCCTACTTTAAGATCTTTACATGCTGTAGATCCTACAGAGATAATAGTTTGTTTTAATTTAATTTGACCTTCCATTTGGTCTAAGAGATACAAACCACTTTCTGATTTACACTCTTCTTCAGTATATCTGTTTGCTGTAGTTACAACAGCATTATACATAGGTACAATCTTCTCCATTATTTCTTTCTTTATATTTTTTGTCATACACTTCTAATTTCTCTGAATTAACTCTCATCTTTCCTAAGAAAGGAAGAACAAATGAAGTTCTCTGTTGTTCTAATGGTTGATGAAAGTCAATATGATCTAGCTCATCTCTAATGAATTTAAACATGCTAAGATAGATATTCTCAGCTTGAGCTTGTGTGATATTAAATTTCTTAGAAGCCTCTCTAAATATCCTGTTCATGTTTAAACTGTATATTTAAATTAAGATCTTCATATTTATATTCATCATTAAAAAGAATTAAACTAGGATTGAATTCATTGTCAACAATAGCTCTCTTCTTCCTAATGGTAGATAAGATTGAAGCTAGAGACTTTTCAGAAATCCCTAGCTTCTCACATATAATTGGTTTATTGGATTTAACAATCTTAAATAGATTAGTGGTCTTCTGCATTCTACAGAGCCATTCTAAGACTATTAAAACTCTCTCTTCACTTTCAGTTAATTTGCTTATTGGTCTTATTATCTTCAGATAGTTTCTAAGAAAATCCTTTTCATTACTCACTATGGTTATCTTCCTGGATTTCATCTTTCTTAATTCCAAAAGCTACTTTAACTTGTTCTCTTAGGAGTTGATCAAATTGCTCATCCCAATTACCAATCTCTAGAGTTCTTAGAATAATCTCCAATCTAGAAATATTACCTAGCTGTTGTTTTAAGAATTTATTTTCTTCATACAACTGCATTACTTCATTAACTGGATTCTTAGGATCACATGGCATAGATCCTTCTTCACAATCATTGGCCTTAATTGCATTAACTCTCTCATTATCCTTAGACTCTAATTTAATATCTTTAATCTTCTTCTCCATTGTATTATTATTTTGTTATTTGACCTAATTTAATTGCCCACTTAGCAGATCTTTCAACTTTAATTCCTTTCTCTTCTGCAAGAGCTACCCATTTATAAAAAGGTAATGATCTAATGTTATAATTACCACAACATCCACATATACTACCTTCTTTCTGTACACCCTTACTCATATAGTAAGACTTCTGAATATTCAGACTTAGACATTTGGTGCAATAATAAACAGGTTCTTTTTCTGTACACCAATCTGATCCCATTACTCTGCTCTATTAAAAAGTCTTTCCATATAAGAAACTTTAGTACCTTTAAATATTTTCTGATACTCTTGTGCAGCTTCTTTTCTTAATTTCTTCTCAATTATAGGATCCTTAGTTAAGGATAATCCTATATACATCATATAAATCACTTGTAACATATCTTCTCCATTTTAAATTAATAGTTTTGCAAAGATACAACATATCTTAAGAAAAACCAAATAAAATTGAAATTATTTTATGCTGATGCAGCATCAATCATTATTACAAATCTAATGTTACCTGTAACTTTTGTAGTTTCTACACCTTCAGGAACCTCAATGTCATAATCTTTATTATACCACCATATAGGAGTAATAATTAAAGATTCAGCATTTGCTTCAATAAATTTTTCTTTAAGATCTGTATCAATATATTCTAAACTTTCTGACATAGGACTTTCATCATCAAAATCACTATTAGGAGTAAATTGATAAATAATTCTACTTTCTTCATTATTTTTCTTAAGATAAGGGGTACTTAAGCTCCAGCTAACTTGAAGCATAACTTTCTTATCCACATCAGATCTAAAAAATCCTTTTTTAAGTGTAATATAAATTAATTCTGCATATGAAGATAATACTTGTTCCCCTTGACTTCTTATGATAGGAACTTCAGTATCTACTTCAAATGTGTAAAGTACTCCTTGATCTTCAATTACTGATAACTCTGGTATAAGAGTTAAACTAGTGTCTTCTCTAAGACTATAACTAATCTTAGAAGCATCTATAGGAGTAGTAGATTCTTCACTACCTTCTCCTAAGACTATCTCCATACACTTTTCTCTAAATGCTTGTGTTCCCCATCTTAGTTTATAGTCATAAGAGACTTTACCACTCTTAATAGCAGGATCTATATATCTTTTTCTAAATTCTGCTGTTCCAATTTTATAAATTATGTCTGATTTCATTTTAGTTCAATTCTCCATTATCTGTTTCTATAGGACTCTCTTTACTGTAACATATCTTCTTATAGGTTAAGATATGATTAGGACTTACTTCATAGTAGAAGTTATCTATTAAGACAGCTAGATACTGTCTATTGTTGAATGTAATTAGTTTGGATTCTTTTACTTTCATTTTGGAAATTTCTTGCAAAGATAATTTATTTTTTGGGGAAATGCAAATTTTTGGGGAAATATTTGTGGGGATGGAAAAATTGAGAGAGGGACATATGATCATACTACAATAGCAAACATCCCCCTTCAAACTTTGGAGGATGCCTTATCCCCCCACTAAAATTGGAGAAGAAATTTTGCTAGGCAATTTGTCAAACAATTTAAATTCTAAAAGTTATGGAAACATTTGAAGAGACAATTGCTAAACAGCAAAAAGAAATTGAGTCATTGAAATCAAAACTATCATTAGCTAATGAAGAGATTGAGTTCTTGAATAAGCAAATTAAATCTTATCAGAATTTGATTCATATTAGCATTGGTATGTTAGATGAGTTAGATGGATGACTTCAATAGAGACATTTTAAGGCACTTTCATTGTTGAGTTGATAAAGTAATCCACTTAATATGTGAAAGTGTCTTAAATGGCTTATTTGGTGCCTTAAATTGCATTTAAATAAATAATAGACAACTGTTGTTACACATTGGTAGTAATCTTAAAGATATTTGTTATGGAAGAGAATGAAGTTATTTATCCTGTTTACAGTGATACTGAAGAGCAATTTGATGAAGTTGCTTGGGGATCTTATTGGAATGAATCTAATGATGATTGGTTATGGTAAAGATTTTAAAACTTATTGTCATTACAGTTATCTTAGCTGTGATGACATTATCACTGTTAGCTTATGGTGATATTCCTTATGTTTGGATAACTGTTGTCATTTTGAGTTGTCCATTGTTAAGACTTTTGATATTGTTTTATAGAAAATAGTGTTTAAATCAATTTTAAGGCATTTTTATTTGTCAGATGAGTAAATTATCCAGTTGATAGATAAAAGTGTCTTAAATTGAAGATTTAGGGCCTTAAATTGAATTTAAAATATATTCTCACTATGGAACCTGAACTTATTGACTTAATTAATGATTGGGGATTTGGTTGGTAATCAAGTCCTCAATTATCTTATTTTTGATCTTCATTTGTTTCAATTTTAACAAAATTTTAACTTTTCTATATACCTATAATTAGAGTGCTACAAAAAATGGCAATAAAAAGAGAAAAAAGAAAGATGAAAAAGTAATAGAAAAAAGAGAGATAAAAGAGAAAGAAAAGAAGAAAAAGAAAGTAACATAAAGAAAAAGAAGTAAAGAAAGAGAAAACAGAGAGAAAAAAGATTACAAAAAGCAGAAAGAAATTAAGAGAAAAATATGTTAGGAGAGTAATTATATTACTCTTCTTTTTTGTCTTACTTTTTTCTTCTCTTTATTAAGAGAGAACCTACTACATTGGCATTTGCTCAAATGACCTATTTTTAACTATAAAAAATATAAAAAACAAGACATCTCTAACCAAACCTTGGTGACAGACACTATAATTTGTTCACATTAGTATGATTAAGAAAGGTACACAAATCTCCCTGACTATGGAATTAGAAGGGAGTGTTCTTCTAAGGAAGGATATTAGATGTAAGACTGTATTGTTGACTAGAGTTATCAACACTAAGAATGGTCCAATTCCTATGAAAGATAAACAAGGTAGGATCATTAAGGAAGAACATGAAGTTGTTGAAGAGATACCAGTTTATGGTAAAGCTTATAAACATATCAATCTTCCTTGGGAGTTTGTTGAGAATAGTTTGAATAGTCCTTTGAGAGGCTATAAACAAAGAATTTGGGATAGTTTACCTGAGTTGAAGAGAATAGAACTTCACATTTTTGAAGTTTGCAATGCCAACAAAGCTCACAACCCAACCTACTCCCTCATCCAATAACAGATAGCATTCAAAATCTATCTCAAACTAAACATTCTAGTTACTAAAACTATAACTTATAGTTACAAACTACTTTGAATTACAAAGTAAACTTTCATTTTATTTGAAATATTACACATTTTTAACATTCAAATTCTTATTATTATGAAAAATTCAGTTATTATTATTCCATTTGATGATTCAGATCCTGAAAATCCCATTTTAATGGCAGATTCTCAAAATCCTGATTTTGTCAGAATTAGAGTTGAATCAAAACAATTAGTGTCCAATGGAGGTTCATTGTTAACCTTTCAAACCAGAAGACACAGGTTCACTATTGCTAAAGAAGTCCTAGATGAGTACAAATTAACTATTGGCTCTGACTTCTGCAAATTCTTCCCTGAATGTAGAATTTCAGTAAGAGAACAAGTAGGTGAACCATTCTGGAAATTGGAAGATAGAGTACAATCTCCTAAGATGACACCTGCAAATGAAGAAAAAGGTACACCAGCAATGGTTCATCTTCATGAAGGATTACCTATTTATAGACAGACATTCTTCAATGTAAATGCTGGATCTCCTAACTATGATGATGTATTTGTACAAACTACAACTACCATCACAGAAGAAGAATGGGCAGCAATGGCTCCTCATGAAGAAGTGATTGAGGGTGAAGACTAACAAGCAACATCATAGGACTAATTACCTATGTGAGGGCATCAGAAATGGTGCCTTCATTTGTTCTTTTTGCTTCTCCTCAACATCTAGGCCACTATACATTTCTTATACAATAACATCTTCACAATGAACAAAAATATTTCCAAACCTGCAGTCTTTATATTCCTAAATGCTAAGACAAAAGAAGCAGTTAAACTTGCAGCTAATCTATATACTCTTAAACCTTCCCTAGCACATCTAGGCTTATCTGTAGACATAGTAAGAAATGAATTAAGTGATTTCCACTTTGTCTCTAATAAATTTGTCCCATTCAAAATATTCTGTTTCTCTAAGAGAGACAAACAATTTAGAAACTGGCTTAATTCTTATCTACCATTTAAGAATGTTCATCTAATTCAACTACAATGAAAACAATTCTTATCATTAATAGGCCTCAAATAGAAGGATATTGGACATTGCCCTTTCTATTCTTAAAGATACAGACAAACTACAATAAAGTATTAGAAGCAGAAGATAAATACTGGTTAAGGAATATTGCAAAACACTTAGACTCTAATCCTAATCAAAAATTTAAGATTGTTTTCAATGATTTATCTAATAGAAAAAGAACTAGAATCACTTTAGATGAGCCATATCTAATACTTCCTAATGTACAAGTAATACATTTACTATGAAAATACCTATCCTATGCATAGTCAACACCAATATAAATAGTCTAAATAGATTTAAAAACTATAGTGGAATAATAAAAGAGCCAACAATTCTATTCAGCTCTATATATCTTATACAAAATTATAGGGAAATAGCTGCATCACACTACATATATCAAATAGATTTGAATGGAAGATCTCTGCAATATTGGAAAGATTTTATATCTAGACTTAAAAAATCTAAAATCATATGGCTCACATGAAATCACATATTATCTGTATCTTAAATAAAACAAATAACTCAATAAGTAAAATATTTGAAAGCATGATACACTCCTATACATTCTCTGATAGACATCATGTAGGCAAAGTTGACACTCCATATGAATTATTTGACTGGATTAATGCTGATCCTCAATTTGAGATAGAATATTATGTAATTTCTACTGAATATTACAAAATAGAAGCATTTAAGAGAGAGTTAGCAACAATAAAAGATAAACATATAATTTGGATAGTATGAAACATACAATAATCTTAATAAAAGTTAAAAGAGAAGATCTCTTAAGACATAGCATCTAGAAACAATACTTAACTCACTATTAATAATAAACAAACCAATAGGAGTTCTTGATGCATATACTGCAAAAGATCTCTACTATTATACAGACTTATATGTAGAATATTGGAAGACTAATAAGAATCCTAAGGTTAAATATATTATTTTTATATGTGAAGCAGTATACAGTGAACAGAAAATAAAAGATCTTCTTATAAGAAAAATTAAAGTAACACATTTAAAATGAAGCATATTGTCATACTATATCCTAAGACTCAGATCAAAGCAAATATGATTAAACTAAATCATCTACTTGCTTGTTTGACTATCTTAAAAGGAATTAATGCAAAAACAGCAGTAGCAGGAGCTAAAAATCATTATCAAATAGCACAATTAGCTTATAACTTATTACATTTTAGAGGTATTAAAAATATTCTTATAGTAGGAACACCAAATCTAAGTGTTAAAAGAATATTTGGACCAGATAATGTTAAAATAACAATTTTTAGATAGAAAATCTTATGAGAAAATGTATAGTAGTTGTAAATTCAAGAACAAATTGTGCTTCTCTTTTTCAAAGATTGAATAAGAACAATAAGGGCCTTGAATTTGCTTCTTGGACAGGATTTGGTAAAATAAATAATATTTTACAGGAATATAAAAAATTAAAATTTCTTTATCTAAATTCTGCAAGAGAGGACTACCATCTTAAAGATGTAGATAAAAGTAAATATAAATTGATTATCCTAAAATGAGAACAATTATAGTAGCAGAAACACCTGGTAAATATATTTCTTTTTCATTTGAAGAATTAAAAAGAAATAAAAGAGAATTAAAAATTGCTTGTTGAAATGGTGAAGGTAAGATAAATATAATTTTACAAAACTTCAAAACATTAAAATTTATATTTCTAACACTACATAAAGCAGATTTTTGCCTTAAAGATTTAGATAAAGATAAATACAAGTTAATTCTATTGAAATGAAAAAATCTATATTTATTGTGGTATCTGAACTAGGTGAAGCTTTAAATTTAGGAATAAAATTAGATCATTTAAATAAAGCAAATCATAGTAAAACTATTGTAGATCACTCTTTATATCCCCCAAATTCAATACATTCTGTCAGATGGGGTTTGAATTTAAGAGCTAGTTCTATAATAGTGTTTATGGATATTCCAGGTAAAATTAAAGCTTTAGTTAATCTCAATAAATCAAGATACCAACCTCAAAAGATAATAATTCTGAAATGAGACCTATTCTAATAACTATTATAAATAGACCTTCCTATAAAAGAGAATATTATGAATGTTTATTTGAATTAGGATATTTTTATTATTTAATAATGAATGATGAAGACTTAGATTTTGCAATAGAACAAGAATTAAGATATGAAGGCCCTTCATCATTATTTTGTCATATATAATATGTCAAAAGAACAAGTTCTAATTCTCTTAAAACAATATCCTAAAACATTTAAGTTTAAAATAATTCAATGAAGACTATCATATTAATCAACATAAATGAATATCCTAAAAATTTAGTCTCAAAAATTAGTAAATATACTTTCATATTATAATACTGAATATTGTATGAGATCAGAAAAATTAGAAGTATATTTAGAAGATCTTTTAGTTAAAATGAGAAGAGTAGAAGTAAATAGTGGTATATTTGTTACTAATAAAGATCTTAGTCTTGAAAGAAATTTTAGTAGGCTTAATCAGTTTAAAAATCAAAATAATATTAAAATTATTATCTTAAAATGAAAACTGTATTAATAATCCATCATTCAAAGCCAGCCAGTTTATTGATAAAAATATTTAGTTTAACTTTCTATAAAACAGAATCTAGTTATTGTCAAGGCAAAGAGCTTATGGTACACTATCTTAGAAATCTAATAGAAACTATGATAGGCAATAAATGTAACTCTGGAATATTAGTCACTGATAAGAAACCTAGTCTTATAAATAGTCTCCTAAATCTTCAAATAATAAATAAGTATAAGAAAATCAAATTTATTATTATAGAATGAAAACCATTTTAATAATTAAAAATCCAAAACCAGGTACCTTATCTTTTACATTCTTAGAAATAAATAATAATTCAGAATATTGTAAATCAGATGAAGAACTAGATCAGTATTTAAATGGATTATATTCTATGATGAAAGATAGTAAGTCAAAATCTGGAATTTTTATTACTAATCATAATCTTAGTCTTCCAGAATATGCTCAATGTTTAAGAGACTTTGCAAAAGTTAATAAAGTAAAATTTATTATTGTAAAATGAAAATATTAATCCTAATCCAGAAGATAAACCCAAATTCAATTCAGCTAACACAAATAGGGAGATTAATAAAAAAAGATATTATAGTGGAACTCTAGATGGGAGTATATCTATCTAACCAACTACCACACTATCTATCCATATATCAAAAAGATTTTATAATCTTTGCCTCCTATTATTACCTGCCTGAAGATAGGCTATTAACTGAAATTGAAGCTAATTGTAAGCATTATCATATAAAACTTATTAAATTAAAATAGAGATGAACCAGATTATTATTATTACAAACACAGTAGACAAACCAGAAATTGTTAAGTCTATTTTAGAGTCTATGAATGGAACTCTTGTTGAAACTATTTCTTATGAATGTAAGAGTATTGAGGATTTACAAGGTGTGATTCTTAATGGAGAAACTAAAGATAAAGTAATTATCTACAGTGATCCTGACATCAATGAGAAGAAATTGAAAGCTTATGTTCAAGAAATTGAAGAAGATATTGACCAAATATTAGATGTAACTATTCTTGATTAATTATACTATTTATGGCAACATTAAATATAGATCTCTCTGAATATGATATGATGAGAGAGTCTAAGAAAAACCTAGAAAATCAAGTTGAAGATCTTTAAAAAGATCATTTGAGGGACTCAAAGATAAATCTAGATTAGTTGTAAGAGACAGAACAATGTACAGAACCATTGATGCAGAAGCTCTTAGAACTAGATTAGTTGCTGAATGGCAACATAGTAGTTATAGTAGAGCATACATTGTTGGTTTTGCACAACAATTTGTTGATCTTATATCTCATTTAGATTTATTCACTTTATCTTAAAGGAGATCCTAAAGAAGAATCTAGATCTGAACAATATACTGGTCACATTGCCATGTTAGTATATAGTGGTATGACAGATATTCTTTATTATAATTTCATCTTTAGGATTAAGGCTTGATGATGTAAGAGATAATGCTCATGCAACTATGTTAGTAACAGAATATACTGGTTCTATAACAATCAAAAATGAGTAGAAATGATTTTAGGACTTCTAATAGGAATTGCAATTATATTAGTTGCAAGATGGATTATGTATCATGAGAGACTAACTCATGAAGACAGATATTATTATGAAAAATTAGATTGGTTTAAGAAAATACAAGAAGATAATGAAAACTCCAAAATTGACTATTGAAAAAATGTTAGATTTTAGTAAGCCAAAACCTGGTTTTAATTATTTAACAGGTTGGAAAGATACTCCAGTAATCAATACTAAAGGAGGTCTTGAAGAGGTCTCATTAGAGGCTATTAAGAGAAATATTAAGAACAATATGAAGTAAATCTGCATCTCTACTTTATATAGTGAGGAGGCTGTAATGGTCTCCTCTTAATTATTGTCTTATGGAAGAAAGAAATTATTTAAAATTAATTTTAATCAAAAAGGATTTCTTAGATAAAGTGCAATTAAAATGTACTGTGGGAGAAGATACTTATAGGAGAAGAACACTTAGGATATATGGAACCCATATAGCAGCAAATTATATTTGTAGCAGTTTATGGTTTACTGTACAAGGTTATTATGTAATAATAGCAAATAAATCTAGTTCTAATGCTAGTGAAATTCAAATAGATAGAACTTTAGTGTGTCCTCAAATAAAAATTCCTAGGTATACTGAGCATATTAAATATGGAAACATAATCAAAATTCCTGGAGTTAAGTTTAAAAATCTCATAAGAAGTGAAGAATGTAAAGGAACAGCTCTTATAAGCTATGGTATAGGAATGTTTGGAATTAAAACATACAATGGTATTATGTCAGATAATGATATTATACTAAAATGTAAAGTATCCAGATATTCAGATATGGCTTTACATCTCTTAAAGAAGGGAACTAAAGAATATTCTGTTGTAAATAATAGAGCTGGAGTGGTAATAATTCCTAAAGAAACTATATTCTCTTTACAAGAATTCTTAGAAGAGAAAGAAGTAGAATCTCCTGTTATTATTCTTAAACTTAACATATATGATAATTGAAAACTGTACTATAGGAAAAACTTATTTAGTAGAAAAGAAATCAACTGGAGAACACTTTGAAATGACAGTAGAAGACAGTTCTTCCACACTTTTTGGAAAAAGATCCTCTAGTATGTTTTATCTAAGATGGCATGATGATCAAACTGTAGCTTGGGTAAAAGCTGGAGTCTTTAATTTAATGTATAACATAATAGCAAAAATTAAGTATGGCTGAGAAAAAATTACAAATTATCTGCAACACAGATAAGTATAAGAATTTTAAGAAGGGTGAAGATGTTACTAATTATCTTTTTGGAAGATTGACTAAATCAGTAATTAATGGATAATATTTTGTATATAAATTTACTGATGTTATGACTAAAAAGAGATTAAATAACACAGCTAGGATTGGGTTAAAACATCCTAAAACACATAACTGTCAGTATTATTAGTAGAAAACTTTATTTTCAAATAGAATGACATTTGAAGAATTTAAAAAAGATGTAGAGAAAAATTCCAAAAAACCTGGCACTACAGCTTATATAATAATATTTATGAAGCATAATGCAAAAGGTTTTGGGAGATATTTGCCAATTGAAGTTATAAATGAAAATGGCTGTGTATTATATTGTGGTAAATCTGACCATATACTTTATAATAAGCTTATAGAATATTTAGGTAATTTTGATTTAGAAATAAAAGAGATTGTAAGAATTACAGAGGAGATTATAGAGCTTTGTGATTCTTAAGAAAATAATTGTTTAATACCACATTGTCTTATTAAAAATGTTACTTATGGAGTGGAGAGATATGAAGGGAAGAAATGGTAACAAGACAACAAGCCTATAAATATGGCAAAGACTGGGAAGAAACTATGATGAAGATTCACCAAGATTATTTTAAAGGTGAAGTTAAGAGAGCTACAGTAAAAGAAGATATGTTTAAACATATAGACTTTTGGTGGAGACAAGATGAAAATAGTCCCTGGATAAGCTATGATATTAAGGCATTAAAGAGGGCTAGCAGAAGATCAGGACCTTTAGATGGTACAATTCATTGGATTGAAGTATTGAATGTTAGAGGCAATCCTGGATGGATTTATGGAGAAGAAGACTATGTTATATTTGCTACAGAAGAAACAGCAATATATGTTCCTACTAAGAAACTTCCTCCCTATATTGAAAAGAAAATTAAAGGTAAAGATATTGTTTATAATACACCTTATGATTTCTATATTCCTTATAGGAGAGTTGGTTCTAAGGATATAATAGTTAAAGTTCCTACATCTGATCTTAAGAGACTGGCAGAGTTTGAAATTAAATTAAAGTAGGGGAGACTAGAAGATGATTACATTTAAAGCTGAATTTAGGAAAGGAATAGAAATCTATTTCTTTACCTATACTTATGGAGATTCATCATTCAAATTAGGGAATGATAATTTAATGAAATTCTTGAAATTAGTATTTGGCTGGAAAGATAGAAGCCAGTTAAATATTAGAAGTAAATATGTTGACTATTTAAGAGAAATAGGAGCACTATCTGGCAGATATGATGCTTTTGCTTCTTATCCAGCATTTATACCTGATCTTTTTACTTCAGTATTTTTTAAATTAAAAGAGAATGCTGAGAATAATGGAGTAACTGTAACAACAGATGAATTATCTCAAGCACTTTTAAATCTTGAGGCTAAGATTAAAGAATTTGAAAAAATAAAAGAAACAGGAGCTTATGTCTTCTTTAAGAGGGGAGAGTCTCAAAGAAATTTAGTAGCTAATTATGGCTCAATGAGAAATTGGACAGGTGATACTATGTGGAGATGGTCCCTAAAAGCTAACACTAGTACTTCATTAGGATTAGCTTTTGATATAATAAATATACTTAAAGGAGAAGTAGAAGGCTTTAAAGTTACAGAAGAATTAATAGAAGAATATTTATATGCACCCAATTAAAAAAATTTATTTAAAGGCTTATATCTCAGAAGTAGTAGTTACTATTATTTTTGGAGTATTATTAGGGTCTTTATTTTATGGTGTCTTATATTGGACTGGAAGAGTGTTTGATGGTAAAGAAACTATTACATATATCACTACTATTATTGTATTCTTAATAGTTCCACTATATATGGACATTAATAAGTTTAGACAACAATGGAAAGAATTATCTAAAAAGTATGATACTTAAACAATTACTTAAAAGAAATATTAATATTGCTAACAAAACAGTATTAGTAGATTTACCAGGATGGCATCAATGCAATACATGTTTAAAAAGAAAAGACTGTGATTCTTGTATTCCATCTAATAACAAAGCCTATATACTACCTCTAAAACATACTACAAATAATCATAACTATTGTGTAAATTCATATCTTTGGCTTGAAGAAGAAGATTTCAATTCTGATCTATCTAAAGAAGATTTTTCTCTTATTGATGAAAACTGTGAGTTTTGTGCATTAGAAAGAATATGTGGAACATATAGTAATTTAGAATGTGAATTTCTAAAGAAAATTAGAGGTATAGGAGACTGTTATGCTCCTGGTATTTATAGTTTAACAAAGAAAGCAAAAGAAAAATTGTTTGAATATTACTATGGCAAAAGTGAAGAGAAATAATTATTTTGAAAATTCCCCTTCTAAGGAGAAAATTAACTCTAGTTATAAAATTAAGAAGTTTAGAAGATCTTATAACACAAAGAAGAAATAGAATGAACAAGATGCAACTTATTGCCTATACTAAAAAGTATGGGACTAAAGCTTATGTATATTTTAAAGAAGGAGACAAAGATACAATTCAAGGTCTTCTTTATTATTCTCCTAATGAAGATAGATTATTTGTTTTAAACAATAGTCATCAATATCAAGGTTCAGAACCTGATAATGATGGAGGAGAATGGAGAAAATATGGAAGAAATAGTTGGATTTTGTGTCAGGATACTATGATAGGTGTTAAATGCATCCAACATGGAGATCCTGAAACTGACTATCATACTATTACAGCAGAAGAGATAAAAGAATTATTAGGATTTCCTATTAAAAGTATTTTAGAGATACAAATTAATAAAAATGATATAGTACTTATTTAGTATGGGAACATTATTAGGCTTTAATGAAGGAGACTTTAGATTCTTTAAGAATCCTCAATCCAATGTTAATTCAACTAAATGGGATGAAGTTAAACACTTTGATTCTGTTCAAGATGCAATTAACTATTGGGAAACAACAGATTATTTAGAAATGCACCAAGTAACAGTGGTTGGTAATCAAATTCATGTAATTCCTTATGAATATTAAATTGTATCTTAATAGAAAAAATTGTATAGTTTTTCCTACAAAATTAGAATCTCAAATAGAAACTCAACTCTTTGCTTTAGGAGCTAGATGGGCTCATGGTAAAAAAGGAATGAGATACTATAAAGATAAAAGATATAAGGATAAATGGGGTTTATATTTTGTTGAATATGGAGATATAACTTATTCTTCTTATATAATGAATACTAAAGAAGAAGCCATAAAGCATGCTCATGATTTGAATCTTGAAGAGAAATTATATTTTACTCTTATAGATCATTCTCTTGAAGAAGAATTAACTTTAAACACTGAAGATGAACAAGTATGTGATAAAGAAGGTAATATATACATGGTATTTAAGATTACAGAGCACAAAGACTCTAAGGAAATACATGTTCACACTAATAGAGGAGAAATCATCTATAAAAGCTTGGATGAAGCTAACAGAAAACTCTTCTGTGTGTAGTAAGTTATTCTTAAGAGATCTAGAAATAGATAGAAAAATTGATCTTATAAGAGAAATTATCTATTACACTGAATCAGATAGAAGAGATGAATTGTTTGATATTGAAGTAGAAGAATTCAATAGAATGAAAGCAGAAGTAGGAATTTGGACTACTATTGCAAGACCTCCCATAGAAGGAGAAATAACAGACAGTGGAATCCTATCTAGTTTTTGATTGGAATTTTGCTTTAAGAGAAATATGTAGAAAGAAAATAAAAGTAAAAGTCTTACATAAGACTATGATAGCAGTGTCTGATAAGATTATGTATGCATATTATAGTTTTTCCTTATACAGCTCTTACAAATTTCAATTCAAATAAATATCCTAGATTTGTTTGTGATAAAGATAATAATCTTTACAATGTTCTTTATCTAAGAAGATCTAAAAAATATAGACTTACTAATGTAGATAATCTTAAAAAGAGGTTCAAGGTTAATAAAACTGAATTAGAAACTAAATATTATGATGTATGAAATTATTGATTTTCTTTAGTAGTGACATTTATCCTAAAGGAGGAATGTTAGACTTAATTGCTGAAGCTGATTCTGAAGAAGAGGCCAACAACATTATTCAGAGTTTATTAACTAAGAATGATGATCCATTAGGAGTTCTATCTTGGTGGCAAATTGTAGACAAAGAGACATTACAAATTATTAAAAAGTCAGAAGATGAATAGTTACTGGTTACTTTATCTTATTGAGCAAGTAGACAACTTTATTGCTTTGTTAAGTATAATACTACTTATTGTGTCTATACTTTTTATTGTTTTCCTAATAGTTGCTTCTGTAGCAAGAGATAAAGAAGAAAAAGAACTTGCTGAAAAATATCTTAAAAAGATAACACCAATATTAACAATACTAATATTGTCTGTAACATTGCTTCCTTCTACAAAATCTTGTTATAGGATAATAGGATTAGGAACTGTTATAGAGTATAGTAAGACAAATGAAAAAGTTAAAGAGTTGCCTGAAAACTTCATTAAAGCAATAAATGATTATTTAGAAAAAGATGTTAGTAAGAATAGAGACTAGACCATATATTGCTGATACTAAGAATAAAGTAGAAGTAATAGATAAGGATAATATTTTCTATATATCAGAGCCTACTAATTGTGGTCCTAATTATCAATTAATTATTGATTACAATGGTGGCAGAACTTCATTGATCTTACATGATTATAGAAAAGAACATCTTGAGTATATAAGAGATATGTTAGCTGATGTTAAAATTGAAAGACCTCAATATGCAGTTGATAAACACACAAACTTAGTAGATATTAAAGCTAAGTTGCTATTAAAAGAATATAGAGAATCATTTGACTAATGAGACTTAGTAGTATTTTCATTTCTATAGTAATGATGTTTATGATCATTGATGTCTTCTTTAAGACTCAGATCATATATGATAGGATCAAAACAATTGAAGATATAACTGTTATTAAAGATACAGTTTATTTACCAATTAAATATGATGTTGTAGAATTTAGTCCTGAAGAGTTTTATGCAAGTATTAATGAATCAGGAATAAAATTTCCAAAAGTAGTAATGGCACAAGCTATCTTAGAGAGTGGTAACTTTAAATCAGAGTTGTTTAAACAAAATTCAAATCCATTTGGGATGATGAGACCAAGACAAAGGCCTACCACATCTATAGATAAAGAACAATATGCTAAATATGAACATTGGAAACATTCAATATTAGATTATTGGATATGGCAACATTCATATGCTAAGACTATTAAAAATGAGGAAGAATATCTTAATC